CCTTGTATCCGGTTGCCGAGGATGCTCCATAGTCTCCGGTTGCCGAGGATGCTCCGTAGTCTCCGGTTGCCGAGGATGCTCCATGCTTTTCATCGCTTTCAGCGTCCTTTTTTACACGTTTTACTGTATATTCGATTGCAGCTTTAACAAGACCCGCAATGCTAATTTCTGCTCCGATCTTAATTTTTGTAGATGCTACCTTAGTATCATCATTATGTTTCTGGATTTCTCCGCTCTGCTCTACCTCGTGGTATACGCTTTCATTTGGATAATAATAATTCAAGCAATCAAGCGGATACTCGCAAGCGTGAAATCCATGATCGCAAACTTCTACGATTTCTTCCTCATACTCTTTTCCTTCTTCGTACTGAAAGCCACGACAAGTCATATTTTTGTTAAATCCTTTGTAAGATTTGATAACTTCTCCCATTTAAACACCCTCCACTTTCAACTGCTTGTCCGCTGATACACTCAAAAGGATTAACTGTGCATCCATATCCGGCACATTGAAATCATTTAAGCTCTCTGCGTTATCCACAAAAATCGGCACGATAACGCCATATAACTCGCTAAGAGAACGGATAATATCAAGTCCGGCTACAATTCTATGACCGCTATTCAAAGTCGAATACGGAACGCCATTCACAGTACACTCGCAACAATCTTTCATACCGCCATTTAATTGCGTTTCGAAGAGTTTGAAATTAACTGTCTTAAAATGGCTGTTGATAGATTCTGAAACCTTATCCAGTTTGAAACGAATGAACTCTTCTAAGAGGTAAAGCATCTGTTCCTGGTCGGCAACTTTCTGCCCGATTTCTTTCTGCTCGTCACGAAGCGTTTCGATACGATCATCAATCGCCACATTGTTAGCCGCCTGCGCAATAACCTTGTTCACTTCATCAAGCTGCGCCTGCAGATCGGCTTTCTCGGCTTTTAAATCAGTAACAACCTTGTCTGCGCCCTCGGATTCAACCTTTGCAATATCAGCAAGAATCTTGTCATGCTCTGTTTTCAGCTTCACATACTCTTCATTCTGCGAATAATCAGCTTCTGCCGGGATCTCGGATAACTGCTTTGCATAATCATTCTGCTTTGCAAGTGCCTTGGATTCCTGCTCTTTGAGTGCCACAATGTCTTCCTGCAACTTGGCGTTTTCCTTTGTCAATCGCTCAATATCAGCCTTGCAAGCGTTGCCCTTGTCAATCAGACCTTTAAGTTTTGCGCCCTTTGCATCATCAAATGCTTTGCGTGCATCCTCTAACTGCTTGGTGGCACGTGCCTTGGCATCTGCATTTTTCTGCTCAAAATCAGCCTTAAGAGACTCAATCTTATCCTGCGGCAACTTCTGACCACATAAGGAACAAACCGTTGTAGATTCATCAAATTTCCACTTGGATTCGTCAAAGAGATATGGCATTTCATCAAATGCCTTGGAAAATTCTGCATTGTATTCAACACCAAGATTTTTCCGCTCTGCATCTGTATCGGAAATTGTCTTCTCATTTGCCTTGATCTGATTTTCCGCAGACTGAATCTGATTATGTAAGTCATTGAACTCTCGTGTTGCATCATCCTTGGCACTGTCAAGACCTCTACGTTTTGCGGAAAGTTCGTCATTCATGACCTGCATAATGCCGGACATATCAAATTGCAACTGCATTTCCTTACTTCTTAAATCGCCCAACGCGCTACCGGCATTCTCCATTTTCTTGCCACATTCAGCGATTCTTCTTACCAGATCCACCTTTGCAAGCTCCTGTTCTGCCACATCCACATCAATCTTGGATTTTTCTGCTTCATCAATACGCACCGGAATTTCAGCCTGTTTCTTCTTCCACCCGGATAACGCTTTGGAAAACTTAGCACGGATATCATCTGTGGACGGTGCTTTCTCCAACTCGCCGAGTAATGGAGCATACTTAGCATCTGTCTGCGCCAGTTCAACATCCGATACATCCGTTGCAAGGCGCATCAGAATATCGCGCTGATCTTTCCATTTCAGAGAAGAAAAATACTGCGGATTGGTCAACAGCTTAAACATATCCTCGCTCTGCGCAAGACCGGAAACATAAGCTTTGAAATCAGCTTCACTCTTTGGATAACCGTCAATCTCAAATGAATTGACATTGCCCTGTAAAGTCACGGTGTCTGTTCCCCGCTTCTTAACCCAGTTCTGCTTCTGCACTTTGGAAAGTTCTACTTCCTTGCCGTCCACATCCAGAACGGCTACAACCTTAATTTCTACGTTATCAATGAGCTTTCCGTCCTTATCCAGTGGTCGAACATTGAACTTTTCCTCTCCAGCACTGTTCTTATTAAACAGAAGCCATGTAAACGCATCAAAGATAGTTGTCTTTCCTGCTGCATTCTTCCCTTTAATGTTTGTCTTATTCGAGAAATTCACATCAAGGCTCTTAATTCCCTTGAAATTCTCCATATGTAATGATCTAATTTTCAGTTTCATTTTCCTTCTCCTTCCACTCTTTATATTTTTTAAGTGCCTCTTCAAAGCATGCTTCATCGTCAACATATCCAAGAGCTGACTCTATAATTTTTGAATTAATAGTTGTTCCTTTTTTCCCCATCAGCTCAATGTCTCTTTGGTGTTCATTTGCAATAATGGCACATGCTGTATGAACTTTCGTCCTGCATGCAACCAGATCTGCATATTCCTCAACGGAAATTGTAACGGTATTTTCTGCCATCTTAATTTTCCTCCTCTAATACATTAATTTTGCTCACAGACACCTCATATGCTGTTCTCTGCTCTTCTGTTCCATCTTCATATTTCTTAATATATCCGCGGCTCTGAATGCGTCCATTGATCTCAATATGAGTTCCTACTTCCAACTGACCAACAAATCTTGCATTTCTACCCCAAACAACACATGGGATATAATCTGATTTTCCGTAGGAACGATTGACTGCGATTAATAAATCTGCAATTTCTCTTCCAAGCGGAGTTTTCCTGTAAATCGGTTCTTTGCATACATATCCGTCAAGCTGGATTTTGTTCAAATCTGTATGCTCTCCCGGATTCGCTTTTTCAATTTCACAGACGAATACATATAATAACAGACGATTTCTCTTTTCCTCATGTTTGTTATAAGAACTATACACACCGGAAACATTAACGGCAGTGCCCGTGTATTTATCATTCAGATTGATTAATCTCTCTGAAATAATTAATGGGATAATATCAGCCGTCCCACTTAATCTATCCACTTTGAGGTGCATATTATAAAATCCCTCTCCAAACACCTCATGGTTAAATTCCGGCTCTGTGATAATCGTTCCTGTAAGTTCCACTTTATTGTTTTCTGCTCTCATATTTGAATTTCTCCTTTTCTTGTGCTAAAATAGGCGCAAATATCTTATGCTATTGCTTGAACTGGAATCATTCAGCTTTGGTCGGTTCGGATGATTCCTTTTCTTTGCTGTAATCAGTGTCAAATGTGATATAGGTAATACCGTCATCGTCATCAGACTCACTTCTGTAATCGCAATCTACAATCTCTTCTGTATACTCCTGCCACTCCCCATCTATTTTTGTTCCTATATAAATAAGAAGTAATCCAATCAATACAGGTATAGCAGTGACCGGATACTCCGTTGCATCAATGCAGATGCAAAACAGAAAAACAACGGTGCCGATCATTTCAATTACCTTTGCAAACTTCTTCATAGACACCTTACTCCTACCACTTATAGGAACCATTGGCAATCTCGTCACCATACAAGGAAACAAAATCTGTTATTAATGCGATAAACTCTGAATTTGTCGGCTTTCCTTTTTCCACTGAAACCGTATAGCCCAAAATTTTGTTGATTGCATTTGTATTGCCATTTGTCCAAGTAACTTCTATCGCGTGCCGGATTGATCTTTCTACTCTCCAGACTGTATCGCCGTTTTCTTCTGCGATTTCAGTATAGAGTCCTTTAATAACGTTGATAAGTTTACTTCTGTTTTCAAGACATTTCTCAACCGCACTGATTATGTAACCGTAACCCTTAAGGCTATGTTTTACGCCGATCTGATCTAATGTCTTTCTTAATGCAATGTTCATCTGTCTATCCATGAATACCTCCTGTTAATCCTTTCCAACTCCGTATCTGATTGCCATTTCCTTCACAATAGCTGTATATCCCTCGATCAGCTTCTTGTCCTCTGCGATAATGTCCACATAGGATAATTTGTCTCTGGTTGATTTACAGATACCCTCGTCAGCCATTCTCCTGCGCTTGTTAGTCAGCCGCTGCTTCAGATTTACACCCATTCGCTTTGACAACAGTTCGTAGCTTTCGGCTCTTACTTGGCTATATGCCTGTCCGCCGCCAAGCTCCATACTGATTTTCCGCAGAATGTTTCCGGTATCATCACGCCATGATGTTGTATCAAGTGCAACCACTTCTCGGATGCTCTCAACTCTTTGTTCCACATGGTTCAGTTGTTCCGCCTGCCGTTTCTGTTCCAACTGCTGTTCCGCTACAGAATTGAAAATCTTCTGGAACATCTGCAACTCCGGTGATAACTGATTGAGGTCGATTACCTTTTGTTTCACACGTTCTTCCAAGGTCGTGAAATAATCTCGTGCTTCTTCTGCTTTCGCTCCATTCCCTTTCATAGAAAGTTTCTTTGCAAAATGGGCTGTGAGTTTGTAATCCTGCGTTTTGTTACCCTCGACATTAATGTCGAACCCCCAGTAATCCTCATTTTCAGTGGCAAATTCATTATCAACAATGTTTGATTTCGCCCATCTTGAAAACTGTCCCTGCGCCAATTCCAAGAACGCATACAGCTTTCTTGCGGTGGTCATTCCGTCTTCATCGACACCAAGTGCAATTTCGATTGGTGTCTGCATTTTGGTTGTTTCTAAATTGTTCATTCATTCTTCTCCTTTCCGGATTTTTGCAATAAAAAATCCAACTACCGCTTGATAGTTGGAAAATACTGGTTGTCTCTATTTTGCTTTGTTGATACAATTAATGTACGGCGGCGGCCATCATGAAAGGAACTGTTATCATGAAAATCGTTAGTATACTTATCTCATTATTGGCATGGCGTGTTACCGGTTACGACTTCTTCATAATTCTAACCATAACATCCATGACAATCGACCTATACAAAGGAATTAAAAAAGTACAAAAGAGATTAAATAAAATACTAAAGATGATGCGGAAAATAAAGCAATAATGTAACTCATTTCCTGCCGCCGTCGCATATTAATTGTATCAACTGATTTCCTGTGTTACAAACACATTTAATCTGCAAATTCCGACAAATTTCTCAACTATCAATATTCAGTTTCTTCTTATTCTTTTGTTTTTGAGTTCCCAGTTTCTTCACTGGTTGCCTTGCTTGCCGAACCCTCGACCATCCCAAGAACATATCCTTTCTGGAAATCGTTCATTTTGGGAATCGCGTCTTTCAACTTTTCTACAACTTTCTTTTCCTGTTCGCTCATGTATTCACTTCCTTTCTCCCTGTGATATAATTTCCTTATTAAATAAGGAAAGGCGGTGATAATATGGATAATGGTTATTCTGAAACATTTGCTACATATGAGTTTGCAGATAAAGGAACATATGTATGTATGCAATGCGGTGGCGAAAATAAAATTGGAATCGTCACTGTAAAGCAAGGCGAAATGCTACCAGAATGCAAAGAGTGCGGATATACTACATGGATTAAAATAATGTAGGATTTTTAAACACTCTCTTTTCCTCTGCGAGCGTTTGACTTGTAACCGCCAAGTTATCATCAACCAGATGCTCAATGAGGAACGTTCTTTTTACCACTCTCGTTCCATCTTCACATACTTGTGAAATGTGCAGATACATCTTCCCATCCTTCTGGAATGGAATAACAAATATACTCTGTAAAAATTTCCACTTAACAAAATGCTTATTAAAAAATGCAACTGCATGAGCCTTGATTTTACTCACTGTATCATCCCTTTCTGTGATATAATATTTTCAAAAACGGAGGAATTAACATGCTTCTAAAAATCGAAAGAATAATATTAAAGAAAATATCTAAAACGAATTTTTCAATCAAACTTTCCGATATAGGTAAATTTGATGGAGAAGATGCATACCAAGCGTTTTTGGATTTACAGGATAGAGGATATGTAACGAAAGTAAACACATCTATGGATAGATCGAGTTTTAGCTTCATAGTTACATCCAAAGGCAGATTCTACAAAGAATATCTTTTCTTGGAATTTTTGAGAAATATCCTCATTCCTTTTATTGTGGCTTTGATTACAGCAACTGCTACATATCATTTAGAAAAAGTAGCAGATAGCTATTCCGACAGCGGCACCAGCCAATGCGCTTACGAGTTGGATTCCACCGACAATGAATGGCTCAAACTTATCGAGTAAGTCACGCTTTTGCCGAAATGTCATTTTTTTCACCGTCTCACCTCTTTTCCATTTCTTTTGCAATATTATAATAACGCAATAGAAATATAAAGTCAATAACAAATTATTGCTTTTGTGATATTTTTGTGATAATATTATTGCAGAAAGGTGGTGAAGACTTGAGTGCAGTAAACGAACGCTTAAAATCTTTAAGAATATCATTAGGAATGAACCAAAAAGATTTTGGAGAAAGAATTGAAGTTGCGCAAACTTATTTATCTCAAATAGAAAAAGGGGATAGACCTGTTACCGACAAAATTTCAAAAATTGTTTGCTTACAAAATTGGAATGGTAAAAGCGTAAATGAAGAATGGTTCCTAACTGGAAACGGTGAAATGTTTGTTCCGGAAACTAAAGATGAACAAATTACAAGATTGCTTTCAGATGTGCTAAAGAAAGAAAATAGTGATTTTAAAAGAAGACTTGTAACTGCATTATCAAAACTTGATGATACCGGTTGGAAATACCTAGAAGATTTTATTGATTCTATTTCAGAAAACAAATAAGAAAAAGCCAAGGGCAATGCGCAAACCCTTGGCTTTCTTTCTATTCTAATAAATTTTTAACAAATACATATATAATTCTTAACCATTTTTCATTGTCGCAATTCGCGACCATTTCAGTTATTTTTTCCTTGTAAAACGCTGTTGCCTCATTGCACTCTTTTTCCCCCATATTGATTTCCTCCAATCATTCCGCACTTTCGATAGCGATACATAAATTATAGAACTTATGTTCGATATCGTCAACCCCATTTGACAAATTGCTACAAATTACAAACTCGTTTGTAGTTGAGGGACAAGAAAACGCCTTATCCCGCCCCTCAGCCAGAACTTGAAGTGCCCTTATCGGACAATTTTATTTTACAAATTTTCCCGCAAACATTCAATTTCTTTCGGTCGCAAGTTTCGACAGGTAAATTTCTTATTGTCACAGAATGTCGATTGATTAGTTTAAATTTTGTTAAAAAATTAATTACTGGTTGAAAATTATGCATCTGCCAGTTATCTGTGATGAATTTTAAGTGCATAATTTTCCTTTCTGCCCGCAGGCTTTATGCAAAAGAGCCGGCTACACAACACATGGTCATGTAATCGGCTCTTAGGCTCTTGATTTTATTATATTTCTGCACAAGTTTTCTTTTGTGCCAAGTTGTCCGCTTTATTCGTAAAACAGAAGTTAAAAATCCTTAAATTTTACAGTTTAGGCGCGATCTTTACCATACTTAACCATTCCTGCACATTAAGATTTGAACCTGAGTTCTGATAAGTACTGAGTGTACCAGTCTGTCCCGGTCCGAAAGTGCCACCACTCGTTACCTGTAAAGTTACTGCACCGCCGGATACCGCAGGAACTCTGACTCGTCCCATGACATAATTAGATGTTGTGTTGGTTATAAAAACTTCACGAAACCCATTTGCGTTTGAACTGAAAGTGACAAGACCTGTAATAAGATAATACCCATCATCCGGGACAGTGAAATACTGCACGACAGGAGTTTGGTCATTATAATTTGTTGCAGTATTGGATAAGCTAGATACATTATTTTTGGCATCCGCCTTTTTTAAATATGCGTCTGGAATGTTATTACCATCGTGATCTGCATCAGCCCGACCAACACGTACAGCAGGATAGGTGTCGTCAAGTTCATTATGTGCGATCAGATTAATTACTTTGTCGCCAGTATCGAACATTGGTGTAAGAGACCCCATAAGTCCAGACCAGTCATCTTTTATAATTTTTATATACGACTTATTTGCTAAACCGTCGTTTAACGATGATATCGCTCCCGTGCATGTCCCATTCCCAATCTTAGAAATATCCGTCGTTCCAAGCATTTTATAGAGATACCGCACATTTTTGAACATCTGTGACACCTTTTTTAAAATAGAAGAATGTTTTTCGCCACTTGATAATTTTGATACGCTTGTCCATGCTGACGCGGACCCATCTGCCACATCACTGCTTGTAAAAGTTGCTGTATTCTCTGCTGTATCTCCACCAGTTGCCACTGCACCGACGTTTTCTGCTGTGAGTTCTACATTGCCCCTGCGGAAAGTATCTTCGTTTGCACCTTTAATTCCAGTTACCGGAGTTCCGGCAAGCACGTCCCATTTTTCATCTGATGTTTTATAGATGTTTGCTCCGGCAGGAATTACATTCCCAGCTCCCTCTTTAAAATCATCCGTGGTTGTAAATTCGTCTGAAATATTGAACATCCACCCTGTGCTAACATCCGCAAGTGCCGGAAGATCTGCAAATGCAACTGTTCCGTGTGGCTGCAATCCACCTTTAAGTCCTTCTGATACATCTTTTGCCTGCTGATAGTAATACTTGGCATTGTCAGAATCCTCGCCCTCTCTGCTTCCTGTACCACCAACAGCATAACTCTGTGCCTTGGTTGCACTTTCTTCTGCAGATTCCGCCTTACCGATGATCTCCGCAGCCTTTTGAGATGCAATATCTGCTTTTTCGGCTGCTGTATCAGCTGACTGACTGGCGGATGATGCTTTCTCCGTGGCTGTGGCGGATGATTCACTGGCGGATGTCTCACTGACTTTTGCGTTGCTTTCGGATGCCTCTGCCGCCGTAGCTGACTTCGCTGCCGCTGTCTCTGACGCTTTGGCATTGGTTTCGGATGTTTTTGCCGCTGTTTCACTGGCTTTTGCAGCATTCTCACTTGCTTTGGCGTTGGCTTCGGACTTTGCCGCTGCCTGCTGGCTTGACTCTGCCTTTGCCACTTCCACTTTGATTTTCGCAAGATAGTTAGGCTCTAAATGCTTTTCCTCAATGCTTCCCTCTTTGACAATAGCTGATACCTTTCCGTCTTTGTCAATGTAAAAAGCCACGGTATCCGAATCAAGGAACTCATACTGTGTAATCAGTGCCGACAGGTCTATGTACTGCTTCGTACCATCGATCAGAGTCAAAATAATCTGCTGTGTAGTCGGGTTATAATCGAAGTTGATTGCGATTTTCTCCATCTGTGTATCAATCGTAATCTTAGAACCGTTCTTTTTTGTGATCGTAATGATTCCGGTCGATTCCTCAAAGGTCACGTCTGCAACAAGAGTTGCTACCTCTGTCTTGGTTGCTTTTGTCGCATCCAGGGTAACTACATTGTCGTCAATAATGCCGATAGCACTATCCATTTTGTTGAGGTTTCGTTCGTTCAACGGAGTCTCATCGCTTGGGTAATTCTCCCAGTTGATAGGTACGTGTGCTTTATTCATGTTCCTTGCCCTCCTTTTCCATGTCTTTCTCCATCTGTTCCCGTTCGGCAATCACATTTCTATTTGCTTCTGATTCGATCTGATGCAAAATATCTTTAAACACCAGATATTTAACCTCAACCGGAATACTTTCACAGGCATTTACATAATTAATAATGTCATTCTCAAACTCTCGGATTTCTGCGTTAATCATAAACTTTCCACCTTTTCTTTCAGATTTTCTATTTCTTCATGCTGTAATTGCACTGTTGCAACCAGATCAGCGATCAGCTCTGTATAATTCAGTCCGTAATACTTTTCTCCGTTACCGTTTGAGAAAATTTGAGGGCAAATATTCCATCCTTTTTCCACACTTTCCAAAACATCCTGTGCTATAAAGCCATGATGAAATCCATCCTTTTCGAAATTATAACGATACGATTTTGCTCTTAAAGAATAAATAAACTCAGATGATTGCTTTTTGCTTAAATCTAAAATTGTGTTTTTTATTCTTTTGTCAGATCCATTAATTACTCCACCTCTGAATCCACCTACTCCGGTATCTCCGTCTAAATGGATCATCATGTGGTCATTATCGTTTGCGCCTTTATGCAATGAAACCTGATTATATTGAACCGTACATTTATGAACAGGACTTTCAAACGTCCCTTCCACTGTTCGAAATCCATCCGTTCCCATCTGTACAAGTGTTCCACTGCGTTTAAATTCAATAAGGTTTTCTACAGACTCTTCCGCTTGAATATGCATATATCCCCCGGTCATTTCCATAGAACCTTTTAATTCAAGCAGTTTTGCTTTAATTTTGATGCCCTCGGCTGACTGGTTGATTTCTGAAATGACGCTGTCTTTTGATACTTTCAAGCTGATCTGCTTTGATGACTGCGTAATCGTACTGGACGCACTCGATGAAAGCTGCTTAAATTTCTTTATCAGAGTCCATTTGTATTTTCCACTGCTTATTCCACCATCTGGTTCGCAACCATAAAACTTTCCAGTCTTCTGATCCAAAAAACTGTGTCCAGAATAATACGAAGATGCAGGGTATGTATTTTGTGGATTCCCGAAACCACAATGTGTAACGTCATAATCTTCGGTATCCCATACTGTTAAAGAAGCACTGACTTCTGACCGTATCTTAGTTGCGGTCACCTCTATATTTCCGGACAAATCGCCCTCTGCTTCGCTTGCTCTCGTAACTTCCGCTGTAATCTTGTCCTCATTAATTTTAATAGCTGCTGCAAGTTCAATTTCCTGTCCCTGTGCCCTTTTAACTTCTGCTGTAATACTGCTCGCATTTTGCGTGATTCTCGATGATAAACCATCCGTTGTATTTTTAACTTCTGTGCGAATTTCGGTTGCGGTCTGCGTGATCTGTGACTGCAATCCCTTCTCAACATCAGTTATCGTGCTCTGTGTCTTTTCAATGGTTCGCTCCAACACATTGCTCTTGCCTTTGAGCTTTAAAATACTTTTCTGTATTCCGTTCGCCCCGTTTGTCCGGTACTCTTCCCCATCCGCTTCCAAATCATCACGCAAAGCCTGTATGCCTTTCAGAGTTCTTTTCAGAATATAGGACTCGATCAGTTCATATCTGGTCGGCAGCCGCACTGCATCCCCGACCTCAAGACACGGATTTCCTTTGCAGTCCGCTGTAAACGGGCGGTAAACAATCCCTCTGATCTTGGAAAGGATATTTTTTGCAATGCCTTTCAGTTCTTTTGTGCCTTTGCCATATACAAGAAAATTATCCTCGATCACATAAGCATTGTCTCCAGTACCCACGATCACGCCGATATCATTCTTCTGCTCCCGGATCTGTAACTTATTGATCGTTTTAACAAGAAAATCTTCATACTCAGCCGTTATATATAAATCCTTCCCGATACGGTTGCTTTTCGGATCTCTTGGAAACAAATCATCTGCCGGATAAAGATCGTTTCTCGGATAAAGTCCCTGTATATTCTGCTCCAGATATATATAATGAAACTTCCCGTCGCGCCCCATGTGCCCCATACAGCCATTGATCTCACAAATACAGGACAACACTTCCTTGCCGCTCATAGATTCGCCTATGGTGCTCGATTCCTCTGTATCAGAACTTGTCTCGCTGGATGCCGTGACTGCAACTGTTTTTTCAATAGACATGCCGTCATTAACCAGTATAATATCAGCCTGCTCAATCCCGAAGTGATTAAAAAAGCTGTCCCGGAATTGCTTCATTGTGACCGGATCATAAACTGTAACAGTCGTAGTTTTTCCATCTTTATCTTTCTGCTGCTCTTTATGGGATGGAAAGACAGTGTTATACCATGCTGCCACATCTGCATTTAAAATGTCATAAAGAGCATCATATGCGACAACATCACGGCACGTCCTGTCTGCCGTAGGCGTATCAGAATCAACCTTATATCTCCCGAACTGAAATGGAACATCTGTATGTCCACCAAGAGACATCCTTACTGTCATCCATCTGCCCTTCATTGGCAAAAATGTATTTGACACCGTAAATTTAATCATGGCAGCTTCACACGAACCAAACGTCAATTCCTGTTCTGAACACAAACTTTCGGTCAATTCGAATTTTTCTTGGTGTAGCTCTGTATTTGTGATATTGATTTTTCCATCATCAGATACGATGGATAACTGCTTATCGACCGTATCTTTTTTGAACAAGTCGCCATATTTATAATTAACCACCGTACACACCCCCTATGAAAGCAAGCCGAACTGAATTGTAACGAATTATTCCATCATATGTTCCGTATATCGTAGGCTGAAAATCTGCCATATAACCGTACTGCGTCACATAATCGTCATATTCCGGGATATACGCTGTGATATAGCAGGCTCTCCCTGTCGCATTTGTGAACTGAATTCGAATATTGTTTAAAACCTCACTAAAAGTCTTATTTGTCAGCATTGCCCGTGTCTCAAACTCCACTTTTAAAGCCTTTAATTCCACGGCATTTCTATGCAGATAGCCGTTGGCGTCTGTATAATCGTCCAAATCCTGCATGTTGACATATGGACTGTATGTTTCTGCTTTCATAAACGACATCGGCACTATGTAATTGCCAATCTTTAACAGCCATCCGCTGTACGCCATGCGAACACCTCCAATCAAGTTGTTTTTTCAGATTTACAAATATGAACACCATTATCATCACTTAAAAATAAGATTTCAGTTTTTCCGTCCGGCAGAATATCCGCCACAAGGCAATTATTCGGATTTCCTATTGGTGTCCGGTTTTCCGAGCACTTACCCCAGTCTATTGGTTTATATTTTTTCATGGCTATTCTCCTGAAAATAGGTATAAAAATAGCACCTACCGTGTATGATAGGTGCTAAATAAATCAAAAAAGAAGCGCATCTCTGCGCTTCCTCTTATATTTTCTGTATTGTTGCATTTTCCACCAATAAGTAATTACCATCTTCCATTAGCGATAAATGATAATCTTCTTCAAAGTATTCATAGGTTAATTCCATTTCCTCTTCTTTAAAATCTTTATAGCTTTTGTAAAGAGTAACGCAACCTTTTTGACCGTTTTTTGCAGTAAAAACATAACCGCCCAATGGTAAATCTCTACCAACAAGATATCCTCCAGATGGATAAATCCCTTTTTCTTTGTCGTACATACATTCTTCTCCTTTAGTTTATTATTCTATTTATCTGCTCTTCCAGTAAAATATACCTCTGCATAATCGTATTTTCCATAACAATCAAGCTGCCCCGAAATAGTTTTCCCTGGTTTAATCTCACTGTCTGAATCTGTAATATATGTGCTGTTGTAATTTACCACATTATTGCTACTGTCAAAAAATATTGCATACGCGCTTACAAAAAGCGCCGGATTTGTGCTGTTATTGGTCACGGATACAGTCACGTTTTCATCATTAAATGTCTGTTCAACGGATAAATCATTTACAACCGGTTTATAATATGGGTTTTCGTCATAATCTAAGGTATAATCCACCTTGTCAATTCCGGACACACTATCAAAATAGAAAACACCAATAGATGTTTCCCCTGCCCCCAATACATCAATGCTCATGTCGGCGGCTCCTATTGAATTCCCGCTTAAATCTTTGGCTGTAGCGTTTCCAGAAATTGCGACATCCGTGTTTGAATTATTTGTTACAATCAAAAAATCTAATGTGTCTCCTATTGTGTTTTCGTACAGATACTCTTTTACCAAAAAATCAGAATCAGAAACTTCTTCTCTTGTCGATTCCTTATTATCTACCGTACTAATAGAAGAAACTTTTTTATTTTGCTCGGTAGAATCAGCAACTGCATCGTTATTTTCTCCGTTTCCGCCAAATATGGCAATCAACAGGATTATAACTATAACCACCGCAACAAACCACTTTGTTGCCCCACCCTGCTTTTTTTTGCAATTAGGGCAAATTTTTGCTTTAGCTGGAATCTCCGTCTGACAGTATTTGCATAATTTTGTTTCACTTTTTTCATTCATAGCTGGTCTCCTAACTGTTCTAAGAACTCATTGCCACAATCACAAAATTCTCTAATCATAGACTTCATTAATCCCCATGACATACCAGAATGTCCCTGATTTTTCATAATTTCAATTCCATCTTGAATAGATTTTTCTTTAACAGTTTTGATAATATCTAAGCATTGACCAAGTTCCATTCCTCTGTATAGATCATTAAGTCGAATAGGAACACACTTATCCCACATATTCCATTTATCTTTAGATAAAACCTTATGACCTTCTTCTATCCAATACTTTGATAATTCAGGGATTTTTCTTTTATGTTCTTCCTCTTCACGAATTAATCTTTGACGACTTTCTTCTTGCTCTTTATTAAATTCGTCAAAAGTTTTACCTATACAAAGCATATAAGCATCATCTAAAGACATATCAGATGTTAGTTTATTTCCATTGAATTCACCACAATATTTATTACCATCCTTTGCTCTTTCGTGCAATTCCTTTACAGCTCGTTCAATAGTCCAACCGCAAAGAAAATCAATCTCTCTATATTCCATAGCTTTTCCTCCCACCACTTGTAATAAAATAATTCTAGCACAAGTGGCGGTATTTGTCATTAAAATATTGGAACTGGATTTCTCTGTGTTCTTCTTGCTTCACTCTTCCATTGCTTAACTGTACTGTCATATATTACCTTGCCGTCTAATTCAACTTTAATTCCGCTGTTTTCACTTGTATTCTGTGCGATTTGTGACAGATATGGTGTCAATGCTTCTGATACTGCGCTTTTTACTCCTGCTTTAATTCCTTCTACGATTTGGCTGTTATTCGCAACCGCTGTATTTCCATTGCTAAACTGCCCGACCATTTCTCCGTGATTTGCAAAAAATAAACCATCTTCCGGGAAGCCTCCGGTTGCAAATGTTGGTATTTTCCCGAGGTTAATATTGCCAGCTTGAATTATTTCTTTTCCACCAATATTTACAGAATCCCATGAAAAAGACAGTTTTGAATTAAGCCACGTTGCAAAATTATTCCATACCTGCTTAATTCCTGCAACAGCATTATCAAATGCCTGCTTCAATCCGTCAGAAATGCCGCTGAATGTCCAATTATCTTTTGTAAAATACGGTTCTACATGATTTGTCCACCAAGAACCAATTCCAGATGTACTCCACCAGTTACTAAATTCGCCCCATTTTTCAGAAAGACCTTTTTTCATTCCGTCTCCCTGCTCATCCCATCTTTTTTTTGTAAACCATGGCTTCACATGATTTTCCCACCAATTATATATTCCGGTATTCTGCCACCAATCGGAAAACTCATCCCATTTAGCAGACAATCCCTCTTTTATTCCATTCCCTACTTCCATCCACTTTTTCTTTGTGAACCACGGGAAAATATTCTCCTGAATGTAAGTTAAAGCTTCATTCCACTTTTCTTCTATTTTACCTTTTATTTCTCCTATTTCTGTCTGTATTGAAAGCTTTTTTTCTCCCCAATATTCTTTTACATCTTCCCACCATGAAGAAACATCCTCTAAAGTTGTTGTTAATTTATTGCGAACGGGTAGTTCTACATTCAATCCCCACCATTCTTTGACATTGTCTTTGAACTCGGAAATCTTCTCCTGTAAATTTGGAAGGACGACATCTGCTCGTAAATCTACATCATCTAATCCGTTTATATTCTTCCATTCATCTATCCACGCCTTTAGATCAAAGCTGTCAGGTACATTTAATTTATTAGGCATATTATCATTGAACTCATTTAATGCTTTTTGGAAATCATCTAATGATTTGTAATCTTCCTTTTTAGGCAGATTTTTGACAAATTCATCAACATTCATTCCATTTCCAATGCCTAATTTGTCCATCACAGTATCATGGCTCAAAACTCCACCGCCATATGCATTAATCCATTCAAACGGATTAAGAAGTTGTTTAAAACTTTCCTGAAGATATTGCAGAAAACCGCCTTTTTCATACGCTTTTTCTAAATTATTAGCATCTTTTTTTATGCTATCTTTTCCAACCGTAAAAGATAACGTTGCCACTACTACAGCAAGTGAAATAGGAATTGCATAAGAGAGCAATGATTTTGCCGCCGTTGAACCAAAAGCGGCTGTGAATTTCGCTCCTATTAATTTCCCAATAGTCTCCTTGAGAAGTTTCCCTGTTAACAGTTTGCCTGCAAGTTTCAAAGCAAACGCTCCGAGAAGAATTTCAACTGTCTCAATATCAATGTTTGAAAGAAAATCTTTTACGCCTTTCCAAACATCAGACCACTTGATATTTTCTATCATGGTCTTAATTGTCTTGTAAACTCCCTGTACCCAAGTATTTATATCTTCTGCAAGTGCTTTAAAATCAAATGTTTTGAAGAATTTATTTATTCCCTCTGCCAGTGATTTTCCAAGGTTTGACCAGTCAAATGTCTGACCAAAGGAAAGGGTTGCATAAATAGCCGTATTCAGTGCCCCGGCAATCGTTTTACCAACATTTCCAAACAATCTCGGATTGATAAGACCATTGAGGAAATCTGCCAAGCCTTTGCCGAAATTTCTTGCCTTGGAATAAATCTTATCCCAGTTGATAGACTCCATAGCTTTTGATAAGGCATCACTGATGTATTTTCCAAGTTGTTTCAGATTTTTAATATCACTTTCGTAATTTTTGAAAATGGTATCAGTCTTGACGAGTTTACCGCCACTGGCACCGCCTGATGCGCCACCGCCGCCGGAACCGCCCGAACCTTTTTTGCCAGAACCATCATTTGTGGTAATCAGTTTCAATTCATCAAACTGACGGACACCCTTATTCATCTTGTCAATGTTCTTTGCCGCCTGTCCGGTATTGTCAGCAACATCGCCTGCGCTCTCTGCCGCATCTGAAAAACTATCTGCAAGACCTGCACCGGAATCCTCATATTTCCATCCGAAGATTGCGCCTAAAGCGTTTGTAACCTTTGTAACAAAGCTGATAACAACCAGTAAAACGGAATTGAGTGCTTTTACGAATGGTTTAAAAGCATTGATTAATGCTCCACCAATAACACTGCCAAGCTGTTCAAATGACTGTTTTAAAATTCTGATCTGGTTCGCCCACGAATCAGCAGTACGCGCAAAGTCTCCCTGTGCTGTCTGCGTATTGGCAAGGACGTACTGATACCGGAGCATTGTCTTTTCAGCCTGTGACATAGACGCAATATCAGAATCTAATCCCTGTTTCATTGCCCACTCTTTAAGGGTTGCCTGTGTGAGATCAAGACCGTAATCTCTTAATGGACGTGTCTGTCCGGTAAATATTGCAGCTAAATCCTGCGACACAACATCCTGATCTATGTTATACAGAGATGCCATATCAGCAGTTAATTTTGTTAAATTCAAAGACACATCAGCCATGGAATCAGACAAACCAATATAGCCATCTGTCTGCTTATTCAAAAACTCATTGGCTTTCTTTATCAAACTGCTGTCAATTCCCATGGCTGTTCCCATTGCTTGGAATCGGCTTGCCGTCTGTTTCAATGTCAGTTCTGACATACCAAACTGACGTATAGAGTCCTGTGCAAACTCATTGACTTTTTTTGACATGTCACCAAAAGTAACATCAACAACGTTCTGAACCTCTGTTAATGCCGATGATATGTCGATTGCATTTTTTATTCCTCTGATCGCTCCGTACAGACCAAGATAAATCCCCATAGAGGATAAAATCTGTCTTGTGAATGACTTGAGTCCGATCAATGCTTTTCCTGTGGATGTCTTAAATCCAAGGAAAGAACCGGAAAGATTACTGATGCTGTTATTTAATCCAGTAATCGCACCGCCAGATCTGTTTGAAAGATTTCCAAGTGCCTGTGTCATTTGTAAAATATTTGCGCTTACATTTGGTGCTTTTGAGAGTGTCTCAAACAGATATTTAAGGTTGTCAGCAAGCAAAGGTATATTTGTTACTGCACGTCCGCTTGCAACGCTTCCAAGCCTTGATATGGCTGTTACAAGGTTGCTCATATTGGTCATATCAAAATTCAATGCACCTATCTTGTTCATCTGGCGTACAAAGTTTTGTAACTGCGCAGATAAAGCCGGCAGATTCTTTGTCGCCTGTGTAGATGCCTTGCCACCAATTTTTGACAACGCAGACACCATGCTTATGAGTCCGCTTGTATCAACAGCCTTAACACTTGCTATTCCAGATGCAAGATCTCTCACAGCAGAAGATATTCCGTGGATAGAATTTGCATCAACACCAGAAAATTTATTGAGTGCCCGCACCATTGATGTGATTTCCGAAGATTTACCACCTTTGAACCCGGTAGCTGCATCGGAAATGCTTCTGATTCCGCTTGCAATATTTGAAAGTTTTGCAGTGTCAAACGATATGCTTTCCCGGAGCCTATTCATGCTGTTTACAAGGCTTTCTATGGAATTACTTGCTTTTGCAGAGTCAGCTTTGATTTTTATTTGTAATTCATCAATGTCTGCCATATATGCACCAACTTTCTATGCAAAATAAAAAGACGGTAGGCTGTGACACCTTACCGTCCTTGATCTACTCTTTTAATTTTTCTCTTGTAACCGGTCCGCATTTCTTATCTACTGTAATTCCGACTTTTTTCTGGAATGTTCCAATACCGGTCGCCGTATCATTTCCAAGAATACCGTCCACATTACTGTTTCCCTTTTTATCTTTTTCATCTAGGCATCCGTGATAAATAAGCTCCGTCTGAAGCCATCTCACATCATCCCCTCTCATGCAAGGGAATTTTTTCTTTAAAATCCTTGCAGGTTCCGGGTATGGGTTTAAATGATCTTTTACATTTTTTCTAGGGTTTCCGCTTGTCACAATCGCTGTATGACCTTTTGTTTTTGTGACAAGAACATCTCCATTGTAAAGAACCATTCCTGTCGCATAACCTCCAATGTCATCAAACATGCCACTAGAAAGAAGTACAGATTTTTCATTTGCTGTGGTGAAATTTCCAACATCTTTTCCAGTTGCATGAATAATGCATGCACGTACCGTTGTGCCGCAATCTGCTTCTGTTTTTACTTTTGAATTAATACCATATTTGACAATTCCAAGCCGGTGTCCCTGACAGTAGCCAATATTATCATTATTGCACGCTGTAATCATTGATTCTGCCAGTTTATCCGCCATATCTTTTGTTTTTGGTCTTAACACATACCATCCTTTTTTATGAACATAAAAGTTTTGCATACTTACTTCTGTTCCGGTCTGATCTCCCGGTCTCCCACCGGTCAATTTCCCATTTTCATCATGTCTTGCAGATCCAATTCTCATATTTATACCTCCAAGTTCTTTTCTGGTTTTGGGTGGCTCAACTCATAGTTTGACTGCATGACTTTAAGTTTTGCCACAAATAGCTCTCTCTGTTTCTTTATTTCTTCTTCCGTCATTTCTGAATCATCTTTCCCTTGTTGCTCATTGATTGGTTTTTTAATATACTTTGATTTTGCTTTTCGTCCGGCAAGGCAATGTTCTACTGCCACCGATACCGCAGACAATCCGTATGTTCCAAACCACATCCACATCTCATTGTCTCTTTGCTTTTTATCTAAGTTGTAAGCATCCGCATAAGGCTGTAAATCAGCCGGGCAGGACGTGTCTATGTCACGCACGGTAAATCCATACCCTTTTGTAACTAAAAGCCAGAATGGGCGGATTTCCGCACAATATGTTCCCCATGTAAGTTCTCTCTGTTCTTCTACTTTTTCCTCGCAGTTTTCTTCTCCGCTTCTTTCTGATCTGCTTTGAGCAGTTTTGATAAAAAACCGTTTTCAAGCAGCTCCGCTAAAAGTGCATTGTAAAGTACCTGAACATCTGCATCTTCTCCGTCAAAGTAATCATCCAGCATGGCATATACTTTTCCAAGCTGCTGTTCCTTTTCTCCCTCATTGTCCGGATTGTATCCAAGTTCCTCTTTGTGAAACTTCTGCGCGCCTACAAGGATTAACTCTGGAAGAAATAAAAGGATTTCGTCAACCGCTTCGCTATCTTCCATCTGGTCTAATTTTGCTACTTTCTTGATAATTCCGCTTTTCACGGTTGCTTCATATCCAAACTTGATCTGTAATTCTTTCTCGCCAAATTTTAATTTTGTCATTTTCTTTCCCTTTCTCCCTCTCATATAGGGAAAGGGCAGTCCGAAGACCGCCCTGTTCTTTTAAATTGTTTCTTCAAGCTCTGGCTCGGTTGTCTGGTTATCGTCAGCCGATCCAACCGAACTATTCGACTGACGTGTTATTCCCCCGGTGTAAAAGCTACAGCGGTGTCCATGCCCTTGTATTCTTCAATGGTAAGATTCATTTCAACCGTCAAAAGTTCGTTCTGACCAATCTCCGGCTGTGGAATCTGCTCTGGCGGCTGAGCCACAACAAAAAACGCGTCGGTAAATCCCGGGATAATAGTTTCAAACCACATTCTTTTCCCGCCGGAAAGCGCCTTATACGCCGTGATAAGTGCTTCCCACTCTTCCTTTGTGGCATCCGTAAGGTTTACCGTGATAGGGAAAGAGCCACCGGTATCTGCGCGACCCTTTACATATCTGGTAATAGCATCTTCTAATGCAGATGCGTCAATCTGTTCCGGCTCAATGTTGATACCGCCGATTGCGTTAATTCTTGTAAGCTGTTTAAACGATGTAGGCTTTGTTCCGGCTGTGGTTTCTGTTCCATAGCCAAACGTAATGCCTAACGTAGACAATCCTGCTGCTGCCATTTTTACCTCTCTTTCTACCGCCAAATAATGCGGTTATCAGACGCATCTCTTTGCGCCCGGTGCATAAAAAATAGAGCCTTTCGGCTCTTTTACATCAATCTGTCGTTGGCTCCGATTATCCTCCGGAACCTTGCAACGCTTCTAAATTTTTTTTCGCTGTCATTTTTAAACTCCGGCATTGCTGTAATTTGAAATCGCATCTGCTTAAAGGCATCGGCTAAAATAGCCATAATCCCTTTTGCATCGCTCTGCTTTGTGTTTGTAATAACGTCAACCTGTATTGTTTCCTGCACCGCATTTACGGATGTGCCCTCTAAATCTGCCCCACGTTCAAGCCCCGGCATCTCGTGAATGTAAATGGTCGGGAAAACAGGGTCTTTATCAAGGTTCTTTTCAACCGTTGTAAATGCAGTGTCAAAATTCATGCTTTTGTATTTTTTCTTGAGTTTTGGTTTGGCTATCGTTGCAACATTGGAGAAAATGTTTATTTCAAGGTCAAATACCCACTGGTTTCCTGCCATTATCCAAACACCTCCTTCGCTGTCTGTGTAACAATCTGCCGCAACTCATTTGCGGTCAGATACATGAATGGTCGGCTTGGCATTCCCTCTGTAAACCACCAATCGCCATTGTCGTCCTGATAAAACCATCCATATCTTCCATCTGAAATCTGATGGATAGTTTTTCCACTTGCATACTGCCACGAAACGCCATCCGGCAGTTTCCCTGGATAAGGATTTTGCTGTCCTACGGTTCCTGTTCCAAATTCAACAAACATTGCATGGTCCGTCCCGGCAACTACCGCCCATATCCCGCCTCCTTTGGTACTTCCCTTGTATTCTGAATGAATACTGGAAATCAATTCTGATGTGAATATTGCGTCAAGGTCAGCAATTTGCACTCTGGCAATCTCTACGCCCTTTTCCGCGAGTTTTTCTGCCAATAGCTGACATTTATATGTTAAGCTGTTTTGATAGGCTCTAAGCTCTTGTATTGCATTCTGAATAGACTTTTCAGACAGGCTCATTGTGATTACTTTCTTCCCCATGCCGCACCTACTTCACATTTTTTTGCAATAAGAACAAATCAACCGTCAATCCCTCGTCTGCAACACCTTTTACGATGTAATCAGCCGAATTTTCGTCAACGATTGTATTCTCTTCATCTTTGTACCTTACATCTGACCGTTTCCATACCAAAGAACCGACGTTCAATGGAAGTTTCCCTTTGTCCTCGACAATTTGAACAAAGTTTGTGGAATTGTCAACGCCAAACTCTTTTATAAGTGCTTCACTCAACTTATTGCTGATTGAAGAATAAAAAACCACAGGCTTCTCATAACCTGTGGTATACTCTCCGGTTGTTTTCGGTATTTTGTTTCCATCTTTATCGAGGTAATAAATTACATTTCCATCAGAGTCGGTATATGACGAATATTCGATGTTTCCATCCTCGTCCGTCACATACACCGGAACCTTTCCGCTCTGTAGCGAATAATTCATTTTTTGCTTGTTAATTTCAAGCATTTCACTTCACATCCTTGCCGAACCGCGTCCACAGTTCAGAAAGCTTTTCCCAGCCATACATCGCGACAAACGCAACAATAAATCCTGCAATAATAGCTGCCAAAATCATATACCATAAAATTGATGTCTGGATGTACTGCATGTATGCCACAAACGCAGCGACCGTGATACCGATGGAAAGAACAAATACCAAGATGTCCGTCGGAACCTTAGAAAATACGCCTACACCTTTGATTACCTGTGTTACCACAGACACAACAAATGCCAGCGTACCAATAATCGCCAGAATAATTGTCATGTTAGCAATTACCGACTGTATAATATCCATGATTAAACCTCCTTTTCATCATTAAGACGGGTTTCTATCCCGTCAATTCTGTGATGCGCCGATTTCACACTTTCTTCAACCTTTATAATTCTGTTGTCGTGAGAATTTATTTCTTTTCTCATCTCCGAAACTTCATTCTTGATCTCGGTTGTGTTGTTTGAAATGGCATCCAACTTCATGTTAATGCGTGTGTTCTCCCGCACGCGCTCTTCAAGATCCGTGTTGTCTGTCCTTTTGTTGCTCTTCAAGCCCATAAAGACGGAAAAACCAAGCGACAGCACGCTTATAATGATTGCTGTTGATATTTCAATCGTCAAATCATATACCGCCTTTCATTTTTATGGCACACCGCCCACCACCGCTCAATGTGTGCCGCCTGCTACGTTTTGTCGACGTCGACAAAACGTAACGCACAATCTTCTAAAAAAACTGATAATTGCTTTGCAAAAAACAGATTCCTTTTCTACTCATGGCAGATAGGTCACAAAGATTTTACAAACGGGAATACCCCTACGAACAAGCTTTCCCTGTCTTTCCAGCTACGGCTTACGCCGTTTTCTGAATAACTTGCCATATATGCTTCTCCTGCCTGTGAATGGTCGTACACGGATAAATTGACGATTACATCCTCAAACTGTTTCAAGTCTTCGGATATTTTTTCATCCGTGTAGCTTTTCGGGTAATTCCGCTTGCTTACCACTTCATTTCTTGCCTGCTTGATAAGCTGTTCAATGTAAGGATTATCTTCTTTCTGGTCGAACACGACAACATCAGAAGTTACACCATCTTCATCCGTAACGGTTTCAATATGAAATTGTTTCAGTCTGATTTTGACCTGCTCTAATGTTGTATATTCGTCCATTCTTCCCTACCTATAATCCGAACTGCTCGATCAAAATGCGTTTCAGTTCCGCTCCACTGATTTCTTCTGCACCCTCGATTCCATGTTCAGCGGCAAGTGCCTGTAAATCAGCAGTGCTCATTCTGTTAATCTCTGTCTTGGTGTACCCGCTGGAAGATTTCTCTCCCGGAGCAATGTCCGGGATTTCATCTCCTGCTTTGTACCATCTTCCATTTCGCTTTACCGTGTATTCAGCAACCATACAGCACCTCCTACGCAACTTTCATGACAACAACGCTGTCCATGCCCTCAAAAGTAGGCAATCCGATCATTGACACAACGCAATGCGTGTTGATCGGATGATTTGTTGCGTATGTATATACCGAAATGCCGGTTTCTACAATAGAAAGGTTTCCGTCTGTTAAACTTCCGCTTCTCTCTTCCGGTGTCTTTCCAAAGACATAATCTCCAAGGTACACGCCGGATGCCTGCGCTGAAATAACTCCTGTAGGAATAAAATATTTGGTAGCACCGTCTGCAGGGTCGATGTAAAGTTTGTCGTAAACTTCAATCTCGATGCCGTATCCTCTAAGATACTCTGTAACCTGCCCCTGCTGTAAGCGAATACCGCCATTGTAAGCAGTAATTCCAAGCACCTGTTTCTTTGTGTCCTCCGCCTTAAGGACCATTTCCCATGTTTCTGTATTCATGCTAAAGCGTGCAAGGGAATATCCTGTTTTCTTTGCAAACTCACGTTTAATCTCGATAAGGTCGTCAAGTGGCGTTGCTGTTTCGGATGCAGACCATTTATCGGTATCGCTTCCGGAGATATCCTTGTAATGGTCTCTCTTGTGCGCCACTCCATTGTCCGAAGTATAATCCACATAGTAGCTTTTTCCGCCAATTGTTACCTGTACTCTTGGAATACCATCAGATGGTGCTAATAACTGCCAAATCTGGCGTTCCGGCACTACTCTTGCTCCATCAATAAGCATCATCGGTTTTTTGCTGATTTCTCTAAGCACCTGGTTTGCCATATTGGAATTTTCTGCCGACTGGTAATTTGCATACTCCTGTTCTTCACGCTCTGTTACCATGTAAGATTCACGGTAGAAAGGCATTTCGTTCTGAATGTCCGAAAATCCACCAACATCTCTTAACTCTGCCTGCGCATCAAAATTGGATGCCTTTAAGGATACCGGAAGACCGTTTTTCCCTTTGATAAATCTAAGCTCAAGGCTGTCCTGTTTTCTGGTTCCAAATTTCTGTCTACCTAAGTAAGGTGCAGAACCAAGCGTTTTTTCATAATTATTCCACATAACCCCAAGACTTCTTGCGGTAAATGCTTCTGCTAATGGTAATGCCATTCTCTAATACCTCCATTTATTAATCAAAAAAAGTGACACGCGGTGTTGCTGCTTTTGCAGTTTCTTCCACGGTCACTCCGTTCGCTGTTACCTTTGCGCTGTCAATAGAACCCTGATATACATAAGTTCCAGGCGCATCTCCCATTGTTACGTCAACATCTTCCAGAAGATACCCTTTGCAAGATTCGTCATTGCTTGGAAAAGGTGTCCCAGCCTTTGCAATCTTCTTTCCGTTTGCATCGGCACTTGACACCATTGTCTGCGGAACGATGCACGCCGCACCCTCATAAGGAAAGAATTTTAAAATTCCTTTACTCTGTGTAAAGTCTCTTTCAATCGGTTTTCCCATAATTTACCTCCTATAAAACATAATGGTCTTTGGCTTCTACATTTTTTGCCGGTTCGCCAAAGCTGATACTTTCGGCATTTTCAACATCTGCCGTTTTTTTATTCTCTCCACCTGCAGTACCGCCGCCCGGATTTTCAGTATTATTTGCAATCTCCTGTTCCTTTGCCTGCGCTGCTGCGGTTTCCTTTTCGGATGTAATCTTTCCAAGAGCGTCATAATCAAGGCTTCCATCATCTTTGACGACAGATTTTGCCTGCTCTGCATTGATTTTTAACTTTTCCATCAATGCTTCGCGCTGATCTCTGATGGCGTTTTTCTTCTGCATATCTGCAATCTGCTGATTTGCTGTCTCTAACGCCTTGTTTGCTTTTTCAAGTTCCGTGAGGTTTCCTGCTTCCATTTCATCCAGCTTTTTCTGCAACTCATCTGCACTGTCTGCCTTTGCCTTAAGCTCTGCTGCTTTTGCCTGTTCTCTCTGTACGGCACTGCCGTAATCAGCAATGATTTTCTCAACATTTTCCTCACTGATACCCATTGCAATTAACTCTTCTCTTTTCATTGATTACCTCCAATATGTCTTTACGAATTTTTGCGGTGCAACGACACCGAATGACACTGTTGTTTTTTACGCTCACAACTTTGCGAATTTTTATAAAATAAAAACAGCCGCCGATTACTCGGTAGCTGTCTTATTTTGCTGTTTATTTAATTGATTTACAATTTCCTGTGCTTTTTGTTCCTGTTCTTCTGCATCATCAATGGTTTTCCATAAAGCATCCATGTATGGCTTAGACTGCAAAAATGTTTTTTCCGAATCGCCCCAGAGTCCGACCGTTTTAATTGCAATAAGAGGATGTATGCCGCACTCTAATAGCTGATATAGCGTTTGCGACTTTGTATACATATTGTCTTGCGGGCTATGATTGATTTGCACATCAAAATCCCTTATTGACAATTTCAAATCATTGTCCTTAACGCGTATTACATTTAAGATAACTTTTGCAAGTCTTTTCTCCGCCGATTTCACGATTGGGTCTTTTAATTTTGCTCTTGTCTTTGAAAAATCCCAACCATTTCTCAACTCTACTGCGCCCTGTGTATCTCCGCCAGTGTTTCCCTGTTTGTTTGGTATAGCAAGAATTGATAAGGCATTGTCCCAAAGATCATCTTTTGCCACCTGGCACTGGCTCTGGTTAAGTTCCTGCGTCATAATCTCAACATCGGCTTTGTTATCCTTGTTATTGGACTTTACCGTCAAAGCATGGCTCATTTTCATCTCTTCAAACGTTTTTTGGTCGATTTCACAGTTCACAAACTTAACCCAGTACTGAACAAACTGCTCAATTCCATCCATTCTGTTTGACTGCATATTGTTAATGGCATCCAGAAGACCTATGACAAGCTCAATATCAGAAATTCTCTCATGATTATTTGGAAACTCAACAATAGGTATACTTCCAAATGCATGCAATTTCCATTCAGAAACTACTCCGTTTTGAAGTTTACATGAATAGTTGTCCGTATAGCACAGTTTGTACCATCTTCCATCTTCGTCTTTAAGCTCCTGCACCGCAACCACCGGTTCTTCCGTGCTCCGATTATAAATAACACACGTATTCATTGGAGTAGGCGCAACAATTTGAAATGGTATTTCTCCATTTGCAAATCTTACCGCCTTAAAAGATGTTCCGGTTGCTGACTGCCACTCTCCTGCTTTAATGTCTTTTTCCTGTTTATTCGCATCCACAAGATAGTCATTCAGCGCATCCACTGCCCGATTAATTTCATCATCATCTTTTCGACTGATAAACTGTATTGGCTCGCCATATGTCTGTCCTACTTTGAACTGAACAATCTCATACGCATGATTTTCTACTATTTTGTTTGTAATATCAGCATTTTGCACCTTTACACGGTATAAAACAGGCTGGTCACCTTTGTAATATCGCCAAAGATATTCTATGATGGTTTTGTTGTAATAAAAATTTCCGATGCAGTCTCCCACCACATTGACAATATTATCTGCTGTGATGGTTTCAACATCTGTATATAAAATTTTTCTACCATAACAGCCTTTAACAAGGTCTTGGAGAGATTTGTCATTTCTCATTTTTTTCTCCTAAATAAAGGTCATTCCGCTGGATGTTGCACGAAACGGAAGAGATTTTAATTCTGTTTTTCCATTCTCCGGATAAAAAACAACTTTCTTGTGGCATTTTCTGCACTCAACAGAAATTTGCATTGTTGAACGCCCATCGTGTGTGGCAACTTTTCTTCCGCAACGCGGGCAATATATTGTTTTTGGTGTATATACCATAAAGTCCTCTTTTCTTTGAAAAAGAAAAAGCACCGGAGATTCCTATTCGATGCTCTTCCAATGGGGGGATGGTAAAGTGTTCAACTATTTGTTGACTTCTTCGATTATAACTATATCAGAAAAAAAACGGACATATCGGACAACTTTACTCTTTCATAAATCTATCAAACGCTTTTCTCACGCTGTCTTCTGTGTTATTGCCTCCTATTTGGTCGGCAACCTTATTCCAAGATTGATTTTCTAAAAATCTAAGGTTAATTATTCTTCTAATTCTGCTATCATCAACGCTTGCAATAAATTCTTCAACCTCATTGGTTTTTTCCAGCAAATCATCTTCAAGCAACTGCAACGTGGCTTTTCTAGCATAAAGAAGTGTTTTCTTTCTGCTGTACTCTGGAAAAGGTATACCCTCAATCTTAAAATGCTGTTTACCGCCATCGCCGCCGCTAACAGAATCTATAACCATTTCTCCGGCTTCGATTTTACTTATATCTTTTTCAAGCCGTTCTATCTTTAATCTTACTTCTTTCACCTCTTCTTGCAGGTCTGAATATTGTGATAAAACTTCCTTTGTTACCATAAGATATTAATACCTCCTGAATGGGTTTTGCGCTGCTTCAACTCTTGCTATTCTTTTATTTCCATAAATCATGTCACATAATTGTGCCGTAGAGTCTATCCCGTCATCATGCTTCATTTTCCCTTCAAAAGTAGCAGACAAAATATTTTGAAAATACTTTCTGTACTCTTTTGTTTGATATTTCATGTCCACAAAATGAAGTTTTCGTATGTCTGGAGCATGATTTTTGATTCTATCCATTTTTGCAGTCTGATTGTCTGCCGGATCATGACTTGTGTTAATAGGGTATCCGTCTTTTTCCCATATTTTTTCACAGTCTGTGCGGTATGCTGATGTTGTCTTTGTTTCCTCAAAATGGACTTCTGCTGTCTTATTATTAAATTTATCTAAATGTCTTTCCATTCGTGAAGTAACTTCCGGTATGGTAATTTCCTTATCACCGTCATTGTAGACAACATCAGTAATATAATGTTCTCCGTCAATCTCATAGCAGATAGGCATTGATACAAAATCACCGCCACCATAAGCAGGGTCATTAGCTGCAAATATCCTATCAGGTCTTATTCCTTCAAGTTCTGCCGGATTAAAGAAATTCATAATATCGACATTGAACATCTGACCCTTTCTTTCAATAGGCTCCTGTTGATACTGTGCAAACCATGATGCCATATCGTCATTGTTTTCAAAAGATGCCATACGTCTTTTGTAATCAAGAGTTGTATATCCCAAATGATACGGATAATCAAAATTGCTTTCTCCGTTTTCATTTAGGGCAGGAATAATAACCTCTCTGTGCCGTATGCCTTTGTATTCAGGATCATTTTGTAATAGGTCTAAACGTCTACCTTGAACGTCCTTTTTCGCCCAACGTGTTCCTATCCCCAACAATTTAGCCTTTCCAGGCTTAATTCTTGGCATAAAGTTGTTGTCGAATTTTCCCCATACAGTATTTTGCCTGTCTTCACTCAATGCTTCATCAATACCGCTGAATAAGTCATCATAAACTCCAAGCCCGTCACAGTCACAAGCACCATTCAATGTTCCGTAAATGCTTCGCATTGTAAATGTTGGGTATGTTTTTTTACGTATAAGGTCTACTGTCAAATCTTTTCCGTCAGTAACCAACTTTTTCTCTACTATATTTGGATATATTTCAGCATACGTGTATGTCGGGTCCGTAATCATTTCTATGATACCGTCATAGTAACCACCAGTAATTTTGTCTGAATATGCCGAATACAGATTAGATCGCTCTGGCCTGTTAGAACCAAACCACAGATTTCCCATTTTGACTATTTGTGTCTTGCCTATTCGTCCAGGGCAAAATACCATTCCTTCGTCCAGCGCATCATCGTACAGATCTTGAATAAGCTGTGCTACCTGCCGTAATGGATTTATTCTCGGCTGATAAAATCTCTCTTCTACCGGTCTATTCTTTTCCATGTATAGCATGAAACTTTCAAATCGGTAATGTGCTTCAATCAGAAGAATTTTGTAATAGTCATCAACAAGGGTGTATTTTTCTTCATGTTGTTGGCTGTATTTTTCAAGGTCAAGTATTCTACCGCCTGTCCTACCCATGCAAAAACGCTCTACAATGCCCTTAGAACGGCTTGTAAGTTGTAATCCATACTGAATATCCTTTTCTGTATTTATTGCCACTCCTGCCGCTTCTATGTACGCGTCAATGACCTGTTCATCTATTCCATGTGTATTTATGTAATTTTCATATCCATTTACTGTGGAAATTAGGCTTGAACTTGCCAAAAGAAAAGCACCTCCGCAAAAAAGCAGAAGTGCCTTAAGACCTCTGCCAATAATTTTTGTTGGTTAGCGACTAACTCCGTTTGTTAGCCGGTAATATCATCTAATCAATATCCGCAATACTTTCTACAAAGCAGTTATAATAGAGATTTCTGATATTTTCACAATATCTCCCTAAATTCTTGCAACTACGTGTTCTTTTGCAATTTCTTCTTTTTCCGGGTCGTAAATAACCGAACCGTTTTTATCAGTCTTATACTTATCAAATTCACAAGAAATTTTTATGTATGGGTATCTCAATGGCGTGCAGTCAGCATGGAAATCAATATTATACACTCCCTTTTGCCATTTTCCGTTAGCATAAATCTTTGTGTAACCGCCTTTTCTAGTTTTGATTATGATTTTTGAACGTGTTTTCTTCATTTCCAATGCACCTTGAACCCTTTCGCCGTATAATTACCAACTGCCTGTTTCAGCTCTTCCTTGCTTTTATATTCCTCTCGAAGCATGATTGCTACCTTGTTCTTCTCAATGGCGTATATGCCGCAGGTAACCGCTTTGCTCGCCGTATCAAGAACTGCTTTGTACTGTTTGCTGTTCATCTCGTATGTGCTGTTATTGATATTGACAATCATGCTTCATACACTCCTTCTCTTCCTTATGAGTTTGCATCAACATTTTTTAGATATTCAATGAAACTCATTTCAGCCCCCTCGCATGTTAAACCTTCAATAGGATTTTTGTGATAGTTTTCACGAAAATACCTCAATGCCTGTTCTTTTTCTTTTTCTGAATAAGAGTCCCATTTTGATATCCCAGATTTGTTTTTGAAAAATTCGCAATCGTGTTCTTTATAAGCAAATCCTACTGGAGGAATATACTTTTCTGGATGGTTACAAAATTCTATCGTTTTTTTCAAAAATTCATTCCATTCAATTCCAAAATAAGCACATTCATAGCATGTCATTCTTCCACCAACTTTCTACCACACATCGGGCAAAATTCAATTTCCATTGCTATCGCTACGTTCATTCCATTGCTACAACATTTAGCATACTGTGGACATTTATCAATATGGCATTGAATAACATTTATATAGCCCAATTTTTTGATTTTAAATTCTCCATATGCAGTTTTATATGATTCTTTCCCATTGCAAAAATCACACATTTCAATTACTTCCTAATAAACCTATGTTCACAATCTTCCAAAGTTGTTACTTCTATCATTTCCGGTTCATGTCTGCAAATCCTTCCGTTTGAATCAATATGTGGTTCCAGTTCTATCTTTGTACGTAAACCATATGGAGTTTTGCAATAAGGGCACGCTTTCTTGTCACTTTCAATTGGTGCGCCACAATTTACACAGTTTAAAATCATGCTCATACCTCTAATTAAAGCACCTTACTAAGCGGATATACAAAATTGATGTGGCGTGGATTTGCACCACGCAGGAGTGTACAATCTGGTCATCTATGTTGTCGGTTTCAACCAATTCTCTACGACAATTCCGTTTACCTATTCCGTCACACATCAACACCCAAGGCATACCTAGGATTTTCGCTCGGGCAAGAGCGCAGATACAAGGACTCGAACCTTGACAACGATTTTACTCGTTGGAGAGATTAGCGATCTCCTGTGATACCATTACACCATATCTGCATAGCCGAGCAGTTTCCGTTTTTTACTTGCTCCACACTACCCCAAGTGCAAGTTTCTTTTAGTCAGCGGTTTGCGCCATCTTTTGAATGGCAACCGCTCAATCCAGTTCCCTGTGCTAAGTTTAACCGGTATATTGATTAGCACCTGTATTTCTGTAACAAACACACTAGGGGTGTACTGGCAACATCGCCCATGATTGGTACGAGATTTGAACTCGTGTTACCACCATGAAAGGGTGGTGTCTTACCACTCGACTAACCAATCTTATAGCGTTTCCACATAATCAGACGGTCCCTTGGGACTCTCGCTGACTATGTGGCGTATTTTTTATTTCGAGTGGGATTTCGCTACCAACACTCTATCCGGTAATGAGACGGACGCTTTTGACGTAAGGACTTGCACCTCACTCGCTCCAAGCATAGGAATCGAACCCACATAGCATTTTCACATGCCTTTGCTAGCCTTATCAATGCTATTAACCGCCATTAATCAGAATCGAACTGATCTCGCACTATGCCGCCAAAACCCTACTTACAAGTTGCGATCTTGCTTTCGCGCGTGGGGAAGAGAGGAATTGAACCTCCAATGTTTACCACTTGGGAACTGATTTACAGTCAGCCGCAACACCGCCAATCGTTGCCGCTTCCCCAAAATGCGCGGACACCTCACTCCATATCTCTGTACGCGACCGCGCTACGCATACAGTATCAGATCAGCTTGGCACCATCGGAACGGAAGGATTCGAACCTTCAATCCGGCTCTCGTTGTTGTTTTCCGTGTACACGCCACTTTTACCAATTAAGCTACGTTCCGAAACCGCCCTCAGACGGTTAGCAATCATATTTTTCGTGCCATGCGTTGCACTATTCTGTGTGATATCACAGGAAATAGGCTGGTGAGGATTTGCACCTCACATAACAACGACTTTCCACAACGGGTAACACCCTTAACAGGTTCCTTCATTGCCTTGTTGATTCAATGACTTGTTCCTAACCAAAGCGTGGTTGTCTTATGCTTAAGCGTCTACCTTTTCCGCCACTGCCTAACATATTTTGGAAATTACATTTTGGGCAGCTCAGGCACCGTGGGATAGATGCCCGAACTACCAATAGGCTGCTGCATGGATCGCTCTTCAACGAAATAATAAGTAGGATTCCCACTTAACCATACAGGCTTACACAGCCGCGCTTCGCGGCAAATACCACCGGACGGTCTCGCACCGCCCTTAACAGAATCGTCCTAGTGGCGAAAGGATGTGTCATGAAAAACACCAAGAAGAAGAATTTACGGAATGGATCGTTAAACCCATTCCTCCATCGGAACGGCAGGAATCGGACCTGCGACCGCTCGGATATAAGCCGAGTGCTCTGCCAACTGAGCTACGTTCCGCTACGGCATATTAAAATGCCGCAATGTAGGATTTTTATCTTGTAAGCAACTCTTACAAGTTGCCAGTAATTTAAAATTTTGTTTAGCTATACTGGATGCTCCGATTTCTCACTCTGGTGCTCTGCGTCGCTATCCAGATTGAGTAAATCTCCGGTGCTGTCCGGTTCCTTTGATTTTGTTATATGTATTCTTTCCTCTGCACAAATGATAGGCAGATGAAAGCAAATACCGAATATTGGACTATAAAACATTCTGTTACCTCCACATCAGAAAAATGTTCAGCAACAGCAACATCACAAGTACCCATAATGCAATTGCTGTTTCTTTGTCTTTGGATTCTCTGCCAGATACAAATAGTATCAGCATAAAAATAACATCCAGCGTCGATATAATCGTTTTAATAATTACCATGGTTGTTTTCCTCTCACAAGTTTCTTTAGCAGGATTCGAACCTGCGAATACTGGAATCAAAATCCAGTGCCTTACCGCTTGGCGATAGCGCTATATTAACACTACTTTTCCGGCATGTAATAGACCATGTTATCAAATACAGTTATTCCCATACCAGGATCATTCATCTCAACGCATCTGATCGATATGTTTTTAGATACTGCAAACATTTCAGCCACCTGTTGTTTATCCATGTTTGTGCTAATAACTTGAAAAGCCGAAAATGCCTTGTGCATATCAGAGAATACTTCTTTTTCTCTACCTAAATTCGCATACGTCCCAATGGTAAACGTTTTTCCATCAACCATAGCAGTTATCATTCCATGATTTGCTGTGAATACCGCTCGGTCAAAATCAAGCGAAACGTCTTTGCTTTGTGATACTACTCTCATACTTTTCCATCCAATCTCTTTTTGTTTTTGAGGATATTTAAATGACTTAGTAGCGCTGATTTTCCCAACCTATCAAACCCCCTCCCCCTCCATGCAGAATCATGCTTTGAACATTGATAAATTGTTTGAATTGTTCGTACAATTCTCTGTTTGTGTTCTAACTATTCGTTAAACCTAAGTTTCTTAAACTGTTTAAACGAAAGTATGCGGCTCAAGATGCTTAAACACTGGGCTTTAAATTGTTTGAATTGTCTATCACGATTTCACCATTATCCGGGCTTGAATTGTCAAAGTTGTCCGGCAATCTCGCACAATTCCCGCTTCCCAGTTTTGGAAGCTCCGAAGCTGTCAACGCTCTTACTCTGGGTCCCTGATCTCTAACGCCCGGCATATTGAAGCCGCAGTACTTATTCAGTGATGGCATGTAATTCATGGGGTTTCCTTTGCCGGAAACCTGTAAACCTACCAAACTTTCCTCACGCATTTCGTCAATTTTTTTGCAAATGTCGGAGCCTGATGAGCCTAGCTGCACGCCATTAACCCATCCGTTTAACGTATCTCTATGTATTCCGGTAAAGAATGTAAACCCAACAATATTCACTACTTTCTCGTAGTCATTACACAGGTCTATATATATATCTAATACCTCGTTAACCTTATCTGTATCATAGGCATTATTAATATTATTATCATCCTTCAGGTACTTTGGATTAACTTTAAACACATGTTCATAAATATATTTACAGCAGTTATACCATCTATTCTGTGATATTTTGCATAAATCCTCTATATTCCTCTCTTCCATCCAGAGATTTATATACATGTCAATGTCATCTTTAAAAACATCAACTGTATTATTCACTTTCTTCATTTCAACTGCTGACATGTTATATATCTCCTCTCTCCAGTACTGGAATACTTAAAATAAAAAATGCAACTGATACAATCAGATCATGATGATCTCGACTGTACCGGCTGCATGAAGTCCGTTTCTTTCGGGACCTCGACGGCTGCCGCCGCCCGTTGCCCGAATGCTTTTTTAATTTAATAAAACAATATCATTCTATCATTTTCTTGTCAAGGTATATTTTAAAATTAAATTTTAAGCCTGTATATTATATATATTATTTATATAAATATACTGCCTTATTTATAATATATATTTTTAATATTACAAGAGAGAATATACTCTTTCTCTAACTCTAGTGTCTTACTCTACGTTGCAAAAATGTTGCAATTTGTTGCAGAGGTGTTGCATTGCAACAAAACTAATACTATTCTATCATTTTTGTCCTGTCCGTAATAAAATTATCACTCTTGAAATTTTGTGAAAATTTAACAAAGATTTTCTACGTTTTAAACAAAAAAAGACAGCTATATTTCAAGCTGTCAAATTATCAATACTCATTTCAATTATTCAATTTCAAACCCTACCAGCTCCCACTGATCCGGTTCTCCGTCCTCATCGTAAGATACAGGATCGTTAATTTCTTTAACTCTAAAACTCGGTGTATCTTCATCCAGCGCCGCGCCTGTACTGTCACATTTCCATGCTTCCATCGTCTCGCCGTTGCTTGTGTCGTGATCTACTGCGATCATTCCTAACTCTTCAACCTTGAAAATTTCTACTGCAAAATGTCCTTCCATCTGTCCTAACTCTTTTAAAATCTTTAACATAGCTTTTTCCTCTTTTCTTTCTTCTCTGGATGTGCTATATTCAAATAGCGCACATTTCACTTGGTATGGTTTTTGTGTGTCGGGCTGGATTTTCTCCAGCCCTTTTGTTTACTCCTTGTCCGGTGTCGGCTTATACCGGTCATCTCCGGTCTCGATGTAGAGTAGAAAATCATTTATTTTCTTTTCACTCCATCCGGCTGCCCTAAGTCCAAGAACAAGTCTAGCGTTTTCCTGCATGTTCATATCTTCGCTCATTTTTCTCCTTTCCGGCTTTCGCCTATTGCCTTTCGACAATATTATAATATCATATGTTTATCACTTTTACAAGTGATATTTTAAAAGTTTTTAAATTTTATTTTTCTGTTCCAGGTCTTCCGCTGTCTCCTCATATATAAATATGTCTTTGGGCTGCATATCAAGGATTAAGCATAGGCTATTTAATGATTTAGCACTTATATTTGTATCCTCGTTTTTTATCTTTTTAAGTGTTTCTTGGCTTAAAAGTCCGGTTGTTTTTGCTTTGTACATATTAAACCCAGCACGTTCTAACGCATCACCCACATTAAATTTATATTTAAGCACCTTATATCATTCCTTTCTGATGTGTTTTATAAATTTACTATATAATATATAGTTCCAAAAGTCAACAAAAATATTACCATAAAAAGTGATAAAACATGTTGACTATCACTACATAAAGTGATATTATAATTACATCAAATGAAGCACGAAAGAGAGGAACGAACATGAAAGATTATGCAAAGTTTATGAAATGGGCAGTTGTTTACATAACCGACAGAAAAGGACAGGACGACAGGAAGAGCAAAGTTAAAGTTGAAGCTCTTTTCAGTTCTCCAGTACAGGCAGAGGATAATTACATCATCCGCAACCAAGAAATTAAGCGATATATCCTCCATGTGGATGATTTAGAAGAGTTTGAAACAGTGTACAATCAGTTGCAAGATTTAAGGGAAAAATATGGAGAATATGCAATCTTCCACATTAAAGATCTTAATCTTAGTTGCGATAAGGAAAACAAATGGCGCGAGATATTAGAAGTATATACAAGCATTGACTTTTAGCCGAAACGCTCCGATCTGGAGCGTCAGCTGCGGACCGGTCGCCGCGGCTCTGACGATGGCAGACCAACACATATAGAAAGGTTATGGTGAAATATGATGACAGCATTAGAAAAAAGATACCAAGTTGCGATTGATAAAATCGGTCATGCAAGATTGTTAAATCTTCCGGAGCAAATAAAAGAATTGTTAAAAAATACAAAAGACTTGAAAATCAAAACGGAATTGCTAGAAGAGATAGCCAAAAATATTTAGTCGAAACCGCCCGCGTGGCGGTCTGCAGGAACTGCCCCACCTACACCGATGAGACAGGGCACAACATGAAAGGATGGTTAATCTTATGAAATATTACAGAGCAGAGATCGAAGACGATAATTTCGAAATGATTTTAGCCGATAGCGAAGAGGATGCTATCAATCAGTATTTTGAGTTAGGAAAAAAACACGATTTATTTAATCTGATAGAGCTTAATGATGATTATAACGAGGTTCGCACAATTTTATAAATTAGGCAAGCGGCGGCGTTTTCCGGGGTTCGATTCCCCGGCTTGCTTTTACCCAAAAATTTGAATATGGAGGAATTGAAGTATGAGAAAATTATTTTTATTAAAAAAAGGCAGAATGAACTTTTATGCATGCCTGTATGACTGTGGCATGTATACAATCGACCGAATTACAAAAGGATTCGGCGGAATTGTGACAACATTTGAAACACTGGAAGAGCTTGAAAAATATGCTGCTGAAAACGGATATAAAAAAGCATAATAACCGCCGCAGAGGATGCACGCCGGAACCACTGCCGGCGGCGGTTCTACCCGTAAGGGAATTTTATTTTTTAGGAGGATTTACAAATGACTTATCCGAACGGAGCACAGACAGTTTTTCAAATCACATGCATGGGAAGTGTTTATAGCGTTGAAGATGGATTTTTCAGAAATGACGGCAAAGGGATAGACTTTGAAACGTTTGACGATGCTTGGGAAGTTTTCAAAACGCTTCCAGAGTGGGAGCAAAATGCTGCGGAAATAGAGGAATTTTAAGCCGGGATCATACCGGCTTTTTCCAGTGACCGGATATATTGCAGATTGACAAACTGCGTTTCCAGTCATATAATGCGCTTAAGTGAACGCGTATAAACCATTTTAAGGCTTTTATAGGACGATGCCATACTTTTTATACTCACGGTATAAAACCGCCTGTAAATCGTTTTTACGACGTTGTAAACCTGTAAATGCAGTGTTTATCGTGCTGCGTTGACATCCGGCAGCATGTCAGACAGTGCCGGTCTGCTGATCGCGACGATGCGCACTATCCCTGCATCATCCAAAGACTACCAGCAGACATCCGGTTCACGGCTGGAGACATCACCGGCATCCCGCCGGGGTATGAAAATTCTGATTTCTGATCTCAAAATCGAGCCGTTTTCCAAGAAGAAAAAAATTCAAAAATTGAAAAATGAGATTCCAACTGTGAAAAGACAATATGCACAGTAAATTATTATGCGTCATTTCACAACTTGTGAAATTTGACTAATTCGCTCTCTTCTCTTCCTCTGGCTCTCGGTCTGTTTCTGCTTTTTCTGCGATTTCGTTGTTCTTGTTCCCATAAAATTCCTCATTTACTTTCTGGTTGCGTGATTTGTAATTTACAATCTTTACATCTGCGTTCAATTCATCCGGTATCTTCCCGACGATCAACACTGTATGTGGCTGCAACATGTCGATCATAACTTTGAATCCCTCGCAAAACTCTATCCGTGCCGCCTTTGCCCGCACTCTTCCATTTGTGCATACAGCGATCACACCACCCTTACTGTACCCGGCAAAACAAAGATCATAATTATCTTTGTCCGGGATGCCTACGGACGGTATAACGCGGATCCCGTTCAGCAGCATGTAATGTGCAAGCGCATGGTTCCGGTACACGTTATATAGATTCAAAGCAAACGGCATACCACAATCGCCTGTAGCAATACTAAAATCCGGCATACAGACCGAATGGAAACACTTCAAGTGTTCCATGTATTTATCCGGGTTATTCCACAGTCTTTGAAACTTTGAATCGTCAATATAAAAATTCACATTTAATTTTCTATGACCTTTTATCTTTTGTGAAAAGCTCTCTCCAAAATCTATGGAGTCCTCCGGCAAATAATCCAAGCTGCATGCCGGGACAATCGGGATCTGATATTTTTCATCAAGCTCCGCTCCATAGATCATATATTCTTTCATAACATCAAAAGATGTATGACATCCATTGTACAATACTATCACCCCAAAAACATTTTACTATTTTTCTTCTTGACAAACAACTTCTTTTGTGAAAAGCAAAGAACGTGCGGCGTAATCACTTCTGCTTAGTTCATTTATCAGCTTTTCCCTTGTCATTTCCGGGTTTGTTCTGTGAATATACCGCAGCAATTCATCTATTTTGTCCACTATGCTGCCCTCCAATCAATGTTTGACATCAGATCATCCAAAAGATAAATCAAATCAGTACCGTACAGGCTTATCCAGTCCGCGAGATACTCTTCCTGCTCAATCGGCATATGAATGTTATAGGAAAAACAAAAGCAATGGCAAAGCTCATGGGCTAGTATTTTGCGCAAATAACCATTTTTCGGTTTATCTGAAACATATATAGCCCTGTCGTTCCAATCTGTCACAGCAAGGCTGGTAGAGCCATCAGAGCGCATAAGCTTACCGTTTGCACTGTGAACAAATTCTATTTTCCATTCAATACCATTTATTACAAACATATTTTACCTCCAAAAAAAGAAACCACCAGCCAAATATCAGCCAGTGATTTCTAAATTTAAAGTTATTCTTCTTGCTCTTCAATCAACAAATAATTAATGTACCTTGTTGCTGTTCCAGCAAGTTCTTTGCTGTAGTCTAGCAAGTCCATCTTGTACTCCGGTTTATGCCCATATGTGACTGTATAGAACTTTTCCACAAGTTCTAAGTTATGTAAGTCAGACAATTCCACAAGAATTTTGTGATATAAAAATTTTCTCGTCCATCCGAACCGGTCACAGATAATTTTGAGTTTCCAGTTATTTTTATTAAACCATTTACCACTCTCTATCTTTTTTACGATGCTCCAGTGTGCAAACGGGTCTTTCTCCGGAATTTCAGCCTGCGTATTTTTCAGAGCCTGTTCCATGTCGTGGAAGCGATTGATGTATTGAGCCGTGAAAGCCGTTCCCTTAACTCCGGTCAGCTTGTGGGCGATAAATTCACAGCCTTTCTTGGTAATGTCATAGCATGGGCGTTCTTTTCCTTGCTCGTCCTTATAGGTGCTTTCTCTGAAGAAATCAGCCAACGCAATTTTGCGTTCGCTAACCAATCCATTATTGGCTTCGTTGATTTGCTTACAATAACGGTTGATGTCGCGCATCAAATCACAATGCCTTTTCCCTACCATTCCCGCAACTTCCATACTGGTTAACGTCTGTTCTAATTGTTTCATATGAATATTGTTCATCAACAAATACCCCATTTCTTCTTAAATGAAAGTATCGTGCTCAAAATAAACTGCAAAAATTTTTCGTCCTGTATGCTCTGGATTTCCGTTATCAGCTGTTCTTTCATCTCGCACCGCCTTTCTTGTCGGATGCAAGGTTACTTGTAAAAATCCACACACATTTTAAAAAGTGTTCGCTGAGTACATTCAGATTTTTGGTAATTTCTTCAATATACATTTCTCTCATAGATTTTTCCTGCCTTTCAATTTTTTCTTGAAAAGAGATACTCTCTATGATAAAATATTTCACAGAGAGTTATCTCGGTTGATAAGAAGTTGTTTTCGTTGGTAGCGTGGCAACTTCTTATTTTTTTTGACCTTTTAGCTTTTCAATCCCCGCTCTTATAAGTTCTAATATGGAATATCCACTTTCTGATGAAAATTTCATAATTTCATCTTTTTCTTGCTTCGATACTCGAACATAAAGTCTTTCATTCATAGGATTGTCAACTTTAGGTCTGCCTGTGCGTGGAGACATTCTCAGCACCTTCTTTCTGTACGCACATTTAATATATAATAGTACGCACAAAAAGTCAATACCTTTTTGAAAAATTTCCAAATCCACAAATCACTAGCTGATATTCAGTTGTCAATGTTCAAACAAACAGGGGCATTTCTGCCCCTGCCATTACATTTTGGAAACAAGCGTTGAAAGCTTGCTTTTTGTCATTGTGCGCTCTTCCGGCGTCATGTCGGAGATAAGTTCCGCCATATCCTCCGAAAGCTCTTTCATGTATTTTTCAAGGTCATGCATCTTTGCGTCCTTGTCCTCCGGCGTATTGCCTTTGTGAAGCTCTTTGCTTTCCATGTAGCTTCTGCGGCTCATTCCGCTTTTACCCTCTCTGCGGTCACGCATACCGCCATCTGCCGCAATTGTAGGCTCTGTGTAATACATTCGCCCATGTGGTCGATCAATGTCGCGGTCATGCTCCATATCGTGATACATTTCCGGTGTCATGTGCCAGTAAGGCGGCTCGTCATATCCTCTCCGCGTTCCTCTTCCCTTTGGAGCAAACCTCCCGTTTTCATAACGATAACGGTCATAATACCGTCTGCCGTCTCCGTAACGCTCAAACATATCAAGAACCTGCTCTGGGTCTGATTCGTCCATTGATTTTGTAAGCGTCCGGTAATACATGGCTTCCGCAAGGTCTTTAAGCATGTCCGTGACTTTTCCCATCTCTTCTGTATCCACACATTCGATACCTTTTGCAAACTCACACTCTGCGCTTTCAGACAGTTTTTCGATCATTTCGTGCATTCTCTTAATATCCATAAAACCGCCCTCCTTACGCTTCCCGGACTGCAATTAAATTGCTGTTCTGAACTTCGATTGACTGCGTAGACGTATTCTGTACCGCTACCGTAACACAACAACCGCGAGGAACGTCCACATATGCCTGCGCCGAAACGTTAAAGAAGTTTTCAACTGCCGCCGGTGTAACAATCATTCGAGTTGACTGCAACGGTTCTCCGTCAATTGCAATAGCCAGTGAAATAGCTTCAACTGTGCCACCGGTAGGAATTTGAATGTTCCCGGAATAAGATACCAAAAATCTTGCCCGGCACTGATTTGTAAGTCCTCTCAATTTAACAATGCCGCTTCCCTGTCTATGAACAATACATTTTGTTGCGCTTGCCTGAGTTTCTGTAAATGCCACATCTTCTCCCTGCGCAACAGTTTGAATTGCAATTCCTGTAAATTCTGCCATAATTATTTACCTCTCTTTCAAAAATAAGGGCAAACATTATAGTCTGCCCTTTGTGTTTATAAGCAATACTGCACAGCAGACATAATCGAGTTAAACTCAATTAAGATACTCAATTATTCAATTTTGTGTAGCAGCTACTTTTAGCAGCTACATCCTGTGTTGCATCCACAGCCATACGCATAAGCGTTAGGATTTGGAACAACATATGCCGGGATTGCAGCCGGATTTACAGCGTTGATGATCTGCTGTGTCTGCGCTGACATTGCAGTAGTGAGCAATGCAGACTGGCGATCCTGTGATGCGGCTCTTCTTAAGTCATTATTTTCTGCCTGTAAGGAAGAAATCTTTTCCTGACACAGGTAATCAAGGATTGCCCTTGTTCCTGCCTGCTGGCTGTCGATAATGTCTCTTGTGTTGCTGTTCATGGTGTTCTGCAGTGCACAGGTGTTCTGTGACATATTGTAGTTTACACCCTGGATAGCTTCCCTGGTCTCGCAGCAGCAATTAGCCAACTGGGACTGTAAAGCATTCTGCGCCTGCATAAGTGTCACGTTTGTGGTATTAAATCCCTGCTGTGTCTGGTAGCCAAGGTTGCAGATTGCATTGTCTACACCATGGAAACCGTTCATAACGGCGGTATTCTGTGCGTAAAATCCATCACAGAGACCATTTGTGATACCATCTAACTTTCCGATGATAGCCTGCGTGTCAAACCCACGCTGAATTGCAGAGTCGGTGTATGCAGATGCTGTCGCTCCCATACCTCCGTTTCCTCCCCAGCCATTGCCGCCAAAGCCGCCCCAGCCAAAAATCATAGCGAAGATAATGATAGCCCACCAGCCATCGCCGCCCCACATGCCATCATTGTTTCTTCCGTTTCCTGTCACTGCTGCAATATCAGCAAGACTAGGCATTGCATTTCCATTAAACATTTTGTTTACCTCCATCTGATCTATTTACAAATGGGATAACCGGTTATTTTGCGCGCACCCCAAAATGTACTAATGATTAAACATGCTCATAACTTTCTGTTTTGCTTCATCTACCGTAATTCCTCTTTCTTTACAGAGATTCTCTGCCATTGTCTTAAGTCCACCTGTATCTCCGCTTTGATACATTTGCATGGCATTTTTTGCCATAGGATTGTTTTGAACCTGCGGAGAATTCATCATTTGATTTAACAATAATTGTGCCGGATTCATTCTGGATCACTCTCCTTTTTTACCTGTGAAGTTTTTCTTTGACTGCTTGGAATTTTATCTAATCGGTTTTCTATCTGTTCAATCTTCCCAAAAAGTTCATCAAACTTCTGCATAAATGCACCTGTGCACTCGTCTGATAGGTCAAATTTCAATTTTTCAGTATCATGCGATAAATTGCTAACAGTATCATGCGAAACTGGCTTAAAAACGATTGTGCGAATTGTGCCATCTGCGTTCCAACTTTTAGCGTATATTTCTGTCATATCCTGTTTTGGGAAAAATGCAACGCTGCCATCCATTGGCACATCATTGGCAGTGATGTTTTCTACCGCCGGAACTACTTTTCCATTTATGCCAAAAGTTTGAACCGGGATCTGCTGCTGAATTTGCTGCGGTGCCTGCATATAATTTTGTGTATTATCAATGCGTGGCTGATTCATATACGGATTGTATGCGTACTGCTGCCCGTATTGCTGCATCTGCTGATTATAAATCGGATTCTGGTATGCTCCGCTCATATTCATCCTGTTTGACCTCCTCTAAAACATCTTCTATTGCGTGTATGATAGACGACTGCGTTGACAAGTCCAAGGACTGTAACTCTTTTCTGGCAAAAATTTTTTCAAGAACTTCATCTGAAAACACCACCATCCCTCCCTTTGATTATATTTTTGCATAAAAAAAGACGGCAAAACCGTCACGATTCCGACAGTTTGCCGTCAAAAAATACAACAAAAAAAGAACGCATTAAGCGTCCATACATCCGTTCGTGTTACCTTTAGTGTTACCTTTGATTTTGACCTTTAGAAAAGACACCATTCAAAAACTCCTTTCTTTCAGTAAAATCAAGGCTTCACAAGGTTTTCTTAAACAAAAATAAAGTAGCGGAAGGGAGATTCGAACTCGGTATCAATTCTCTCAAACCCGCATAAATACTGAATTTCTTTATCTCCAAAGGTGTTACCTCGTGTTACCTTTTACATTGATAATGCTTTTGCAATATATTCCTGCATTTCACTCTCTGTCTTGTTATTAAAATAGTAATGATCGAGAGTTGTTCTTATATCTGTATGCCCCATTTGTGTTTTTATTACCGATTCTGGAACATTTCCATCTATCAACTTTGTTGCATATGTCTTTCTTGCCTTGTGAATTGAACGTTCACCAATTCCTATTCTATCACATATCACATATAGCCGCCTTGTAAATGCCTGACCTTTTATTCGTTTACCGTTTTTCATAAAAATATATTGCCCAAATGGATTGAGCATTTTTATTTTTCTCATAAGTTCTTTGGTATCTGCGGTAATTATAACATCTCTAAACCCGGCATCACTTTTAGGAAAATTTTGAACATCAAATACATATTTGCCATTATCATCTCTATATCTTATTTCTGTCTTTGATATATGTATCTTATTTTCTCCGACATCAGACCATGAGAGGGTAGATATTTCCCCAACTCTCAATCCTGTTTTAAATGCCAAAATAATGCCAAGTTCTATCAATGTAGGCTCATCTTCCATTACAAATCGTTCAATTAAAAGTTCCTCATCCTTAGAAAATACCAATTCGCAGTCTGACTTATGATTCTTTTTAAATGACTTTTCCGAAATTTCCAAATCACCCATAAAACTGGTTATGCTCAGGCTGGTATAATGTTTTTTCTTTGCATATTTGAAAATTCCGTTAATCAATATCCGCATATCAGAATAAGCTTTTTGCGTAAGTTCCAGTTTTGAAATAGCTGTTTTTATGAATGATTCCAATATTTCTTCATCAATGTACCGGATTTTTCTATTTGCAATCGGCAAATACTTATTTTCAAAAAATCTTTTAAAATTTGTCTCGTACTTGTCCTTTGTCTGTCTTGTTATTTCACCATATTCAAGTTTTTCAGAAATCCAATTAGAATATACCTGAATAACTGTAGGTTCATCCTCCTTAGCTTTATAGAACTTTACTATTTCATCTTCAATTGCTTTTTCAGATGTTCTCTTTACAAGTCTCTTTCCTCTCTTATTATCTTCATCTGGCAAATATGTGTAAAACTTTCCATCTTTTCCTTGCCAAATGCTGTAAGTGTGTTTTTCAATAAATTTTTTCCTTTCGTTCATTTCAATTTTTTTCTGAATGGTGTCTATGTTGATAATACCATTTTCGATGGCAATATTCAACAACTCACTATTTGAAAGATTTCCCGTTTAACTCACCTTCTAACTTTTTTACTTTCTGTTTAATATCAAAAATTCTTCTTTCCACTGTTCTTGTTGATACGCATAGTCTCATGGCTATTTCTTTTGAAATAAGTCCACGGGCAAGAAGATAAAATATTTCTTCTTCCTGCTCCGTGAAATTGGCGTTTTCAATAATTGTTTCAAGCTCTGGCTTAGTCAGTTTTGAAAACTTCATAAGCCACTATCCTCCAATATTTTATTCTTCTCCCTGCCAGATCTTCGGTGTACCATCAGCATTGAGCATAACGGTAAGACCGCCGCCCGTACTTATTGTGATATATAAATACATCACTCCTGTGTCATTATCTGCATAAATAAGATATTCTTGTCCACTTCCCACCAGTACCATTGTGTTTTCCTGTCCCGCACTGACATTTGCTGTATCACTGCATCCGGCAATCAGAAGTGTTGCTGTTATGATGGCTGTTATAAGTTTCTTTCGCACTGCATTAGTCCTCCGTATTTTCCTCATATTCCTCTTTGCTGATGGTCCTGATGCATTCCTCACTCACGCCTAAACTTTTCGCCATGTTTGCAATGGCTCTTTTCACATAGTCGTATGCACTTTCTTCAAAAATCCTTGGCTTTTCTTCTGTGACTGTAAAACCTATATTCTGCTCTGTATATCCAACGGAACCCTCTCCGCCAAACATTTCTGAATCCTTAATTTCAAAGTATAATGATATTCTGATTTTCATTTCATTCATTGTTTTTCCTCTCTTTCTCAAAGTTCATCGATCATCTTTGAGTACTCGTTATACTGTTCTTCCGTCACATCTGCGACATTGTTCAGGAAAAAATATAAATATCCTTTTGAGTACTCGGCTGACCATAGTTTTAATTTGATTTTCTTTTTGGCAATTTCATAATAGAGACCGAAATCCATTATTATATTTTTCATGAGATGACCATTCCTCTCTTCTTGGTTTTGTTATCTGGTTCTAAAATAAACTCATCTGGTTCTCGTCGTACTGATAAATGCGTCCAGTCATGATCCTCCCTAACTGACGCAATCTCTCCACCCGTGGTTTCTGCTTAAGATTCGCCATATAATTATTATCCACTTCCGGCGGTATGGAAAAATAACATTCCTCCGGTAATGGCAACTGATTTTCTGTGCAGATCTCGTGGATCTTTGACTGATAATAAATGATATGATTCCGTGTCAGATTCATGTTGCATCCATCGGACCAGAACGGATCATTACACCCGTTCTGATTGATAACTTTCCAGTGTTCTATTTCTCTGCGGATGCACTGGCAGTACTCTTTCACTTTATCTTCTGCTGTCTGTATCATGACAGCACCTCCAAATCTTCCAATGGAACATAATGTTTTAAATTGTTCGCATAATAAACAACAGCACATTTTACCGTTTCTTTTGCTCTTTTCGATACATAAAACGCTTCTGGAATGACTCCGATACCTACATCACATTCATCTTCATAAATCGCATCAAGATAGCCTTTGATGACAATATCCTTATATCCAACAATTACACCTGTGAAATTCTTATCAACGTGTTTGAAATAAGTTTTCTCAATATATTCAACATTTTTTTCGACAGTGCCATCATTGTTTCCATCTGCCAGATTATTGTCCATTGCATCAGCAGTTAATGTTTTCCTGTCGAGATACAGCCATCTTCCGTCTTTAAATGGCTTATAAAAGCCTTTGCATTTTACTTTTTCAAATAAATTCATGGCAACACCTCCGAAAAATTTAAGGTTTACGCAAACCGGAGCTGTCCGGTCTGCTCTGCTTCTATCTGCATATTTGGCATCCGCTCTGCAACACACAATTCTGGCAAATTTGCTCTGACCAGTGCTGCAGGTATTGGCGGACATACTGCATTGCCGCATCTTCGCACCTGTTCGCTTCTCGGATAGGTCTTTCCGGTATAATCATGGTCTATTATGTAATCATCCGGGAATCCTTGGCATCCATATAACTCTCTCGGCTCCAGCATCCGCAGTCCGATATCTACAATCTGATAATCCACACCCTTGATTGTCACCAGTCCAAATCTGTCATGCGTTGGTATTGTATCAAGCGGTTCTTTCAGATCCTGTCCCGTTCCTTGTCCATAGTATTTCACAAGAAATGCCCTGACCTCTCCAAAATGTCCATCACCGGCGGTAATTGTCGGAATAGGATCACGCATATCTCTTCCATCACAGTGATTGTTCATCTGAATTAAATTCGCCGTAACCACACTGTTATGATCCCATGCTGTCACTGTCGGTAGCGGCTTCTCCATACTTTCTCCTGCACCTTTGTAACCACCATCATAATATTTATGCAGAAACGATGTTACCAGTCCGTATCTATTAGAGCTATCAACTGTCATAATAGGTTCTTCAATCAACTGCCCTCTTACTTCGTCCTTTGCTGTTTCTGAATGGTACTGAATAAGCGTCGGGCTAATAAGGCATTGTTGATTACCTGTGGTGATCGTATGTATCGGATCTCTGCAATTTCCGCCCGGATGATTTGTCGTATTCGTTCCCATGTATGGTGCAAGCATTGGTTCAATCAGACAATGCTCATTTTTGCTTACAATCGTTGTGAGCGGCTCCCTCACATCCTTACTCCGGTCCTTTGTGAACCCTGTCTGCCCGATCTGCACCATATACGGCTCCACAATCCCGTACCCGTGCTTTCCGGTTATGGTAGGCATCGGCTCTCTGATATCATTCGGTCTACGCTCACCGCCATGATTACACTGAATGATAAAAGGCTTTGGATTATTCAAAACGAATTTTATAAATCCTCTGGCTATCCTGTCCATCGTCTTTTGTGCCAGTGGTCTTACTGCCCGGATGCCGTATTTCTCCTTGATTTCTTCCGAAGTATCGAAGATACTTGGACAGGGCAATGAAAAATCCAACTGCGTGTATGCTCCAACATAAGGTTTTTTCAATCCTGCCTTTACCTCTTCACTGTCTGCCGGTGCGTGTGTCGGCTCTGGCCAGACGATCGGCTTGCCGTCACACCGGGCGATCATGAAAAATCTCTTTCGCATGGTAGGTGCTCCGTAGTCAGCGGCAATCAGCTCCCGGAATTGCACTTCGTATCCTAAATCCGTGAGCTGCTGAACGAATTTCTGAAATGTTTCGCCCTGCTTTGCCTTAATCGGATGGTGTCGCCGTCCAAGTGGTCCCCATGTTTTGAACTCTTCCACATTTTCAAGCATGATGACTCTCGGTCGGACAAGTCCCGCCCATCGGCAGGCTACCCACGCAAGACCACGGATATTCTTATCTTTTGGCTTGCCACCCTTTGCTTTGCTAAAATGTTTGCAGTCCGGAGAGAACCAGGCAAGTGCTACTGGATGTCCTTTACAGGCTTTTACAGGATCAACCGCCCACACGTTTTCACAGTAATGCTTCGTATTCGGATGGTTCGCCTTGTGCATCTTGATAGCTTCTGGATCATGGTTGATGGCTATATCAACACTGTATCCGGTTGCCATTTCTATACCAGTGGAAGCGCCGCCCCCACCGGCAAAATTGTCAACTATCAATTCTCCATGTATCATTTTCTTCAAAAGGAACCCGGCGCGCCTTTTATCCGGATAGGTCCCGGCTCCTTTCATATTATTGTAGTTTTTACCTCTTTGATGTATAATGATTTTAATTTACACATAAGGAGGAATTTTTATGTCTAAGGATATAACTAATAACTTCAGCGTTTTAAATGCTGATTTGCCAGAATCAGTTGATAATGCATTAAAAAATCTTACAGATTTGCCTTCCAAAAATGTCGGTCAAACATTATCTGATTGTTGGTTTTTAGTCTTTGGCGGTATTTCACAATTAGCCGAAAAACGTAAATTAAAATATGCCAAAGACTTAGAAGAATTTAAGCAATCCTTAAGTTCAAAAATCACTTCTATTCCAAAAGAAAATCGTGTCGAAGCAAATACCCAAATAGTAATGCCTGCATTAGAAAATGCAAAATACTGTGTTGAAGAACCAAGTCTACGTGAAATGTTTGCAAATTTAATTTCATCATCGCTTGATATTGAAAAACAGGATATTGTTCACCCTTCTTTTTCGGATATATTAAAAACCATGACACCACTAGATGCTCAAAACTTAAAACTAATATTTGATAATTATCAGTTACCAATTTGCAATATTGTTAGAACATCTGATAACCCATCTTTGTATGCCGTGGTGTTGCAAAACATATTTTTAGAAAACTCAGAATGTACTATATATGAACGCCAATCTCTTTCCATCAGTTTTCTATCTAAACAAGGGCTAGTTGAAATTCCTTCATCGCTCTCCATACATGATGACGCTGCTTATTTTAAATATGAGCAATGTGATGAAATGCTACAAATTCAAAATCAATATCCAGATTATACATTTCAATTACAAAAACGTTTAGTAAAACCAACTCCTTTAGGCGTTTCATTTCTCGACATATGTTGTCCTGATTAACTCTTTAAGCATTGCAAAGATATCATTTACATAGCTATCTATTATTTTCATATAGTAGATAGCTACAATTTTATTTACAACTAACGCAGTGATGATTGTACAAAGATTATTAATTATAAAGTATTTCATATATTCACCTCCTTTCCGTCGGTTTTTCACACCGCTCAAATTCAATTACCCACACCCACGGATTAGCATCCCATCCGTAGCGGTCAAGGTTGGATTTCTTGATGGTGCTGTTCCATATCTGCATAAATTCGACCTGTGGCGGTTCAATCCATCCAGTATTCATGCAATCTGTACATCCATGCACCCCGAGTGCTACATGATCGCATCTTATACCTTCTGAACCCTCTCGGAGTGCTCCATTATATGTGATATCCTGCAGCCGCTCTACTCTCACATCTATAACCTTAAGCCAGATACGGGCGGCTTCTTTCGGCATGTGGATGGATGGTTTCCATTTTGTAACATCGGCAATATCATCTTTCTGCCAATCTTCGTAGTAATAGTATCCTTTCGGTGCCTCTTTCCATGTTTCACGAACATACAGGATATCGCCCGTACAGATAGGACAGGTTCTCTCCGCCGTACTTAACTGTTCCGTATGCTCCTTATCAACAAAGTTATGTACTGCATAAGTCCGCCTGTCAGCATTGTAAAAATCCATATCCGGCACAGTACACTCATTGGCATCTTTGCAAATTCGCCTTGTGCAGGTCTTCCGTCCGTCCAGAATTGCCCGAACCATCTCGGTATTGAATAAAATCGGTTTAATCGGCATCTACTCCACCGCCTTTCACAATCTCGATTGCCCGTTCTAATACTTCAACGGCTCTCCTTGCTTGAAATTCTTCCGTGACAGTTCCGTTTTTCTGCTCGTACTTAATCATCCTCTTATGCAGATTCTTTTCCTCTTCCAACTGCTTCACAACCACATCCACATCATAGGCGGTCGGATATTCTTCTAGTAAATACAATACTGCATTTGTATTTACTAAAGTTCCATTGCTTAAAGTAACCGATTTTAAATCTTTCTTTAGTGCATCAGCATCAATCAGTCTCATCGTTTGCCCTCCTGTCTAATAATTCGCCTGAACTACTTTTACTATTTCCCAAAAGCAAGCATATATCTCTTTGTAACTGTTTTCCCCAGCAATAAGCTGTTGATCAACGATCTCCTGTACCTCTCTTCTTACAGTCATCGCTTTCTGGCATTCTTCCACTGTTCCGATCGTGCGGTACTGTTCAATTTCTTCAAGTGCATTGATTGCCATTGCATAAGCATTTTCAAATGATTTTCCCCATGATGTATCACACGGAATCGCTTTTCCAAGTTCGTTACAATCATATTTTAATTCTTCAATTGCTTCATTCTCCGTCATGACTCTATCTTTCATTTCTGCCAATTCCTCCTGACTGAATTTTGTGTAACCGATTCCACAATTTGTAAATCCTCCCGCTCTATGCGCTATGGTTCTCGGCATCTTACACCTCCAACAGCTCCGGGTTGTCAAAAATATTCCCGATAACTTCAACTGTACTTAAGGAATCATCTTCATCATTGAAATTCCAATAAATTTCCCATAATGATATGTAATTATCGTTTTCACAAGCATACAAAGTGTTTTCACAACCTGTTAGTGGCATAATATTTGCTTGTATTTCATCCCAATCAATATGTTTTTCGTATGCAATGCCAAAACTACCGCACTCAAACTTAACAATCCCTCTATGTCCTAAGAAATCAACAATGTCATTCTTAAAAATTATTTCTCCGGTCTTATCACTGAGTCCGGTGCACTGACAGATTGTGGACGGGTCTACCTCAACCATCACATCACACAGCTTGGTATTTTCATCGAAATGCGACAAATCAATAATAAAATGTCTACCAGTGCTTTGTTCTACTACTAAATTTCCAATAATCCAATCTAATTCCTTATAACCTGTGTTATTATTCTCTTTATTTTTTGCTTTGAATAAATATCTATCTTCCATCCTTTCCCTCCATTTCTTTCAGCTTGGCTTCGGCTTCCTCTCTGGTAAGGAATATCCTTTCGCCAATGTCGCACGGTAAATAGCAACTCTCACCCATATCAGCGTCATTTATAGCATCAATTCTCATAACAGTTATGTCTTTATGAATCTGCTTGATATATAACTGTATAACGCGCATCATAATAACTGGCTCTTTCGCTCCTTTATTTACCCTATACAAAGTATCTCCAACCTTGCACGGCAACCGCAGAAGTAATCCCTGCTCTTCGGCATCCTCATAGTCTTTGAGTTTCCGATATACGGCATCTATTTCCTCGCAATCCGGTTCACATGCCCTTTCCCACAGTTCATCATCAATCCACAACGGATTTCTCTCCGTTAATCTCTCCATGCTATCCCTCGCTTTCTGCCTTAAGCCATTCGAGCCAACCATCTTTATCCAGTGAAATATTGTACTGTGCAAATATTTCTGCCAACTCCTCATCCGTCATGCTCCGGATCCGGTCTGCATTGGTCTGCGGTCTGCATTCTTTCACAATCTCAAAGCACTCATCCTTCCAAGCTAAAACATTTTCTAGCTTATAGGAACTGTAGCCAACATGATAATAGTCCTCTCCGATTTCCTTGTACTTGATTTTGTAATATGGCTTTTTTCCTATCATTGTTACGATAATATCTAAGCAGGAAACTTTAATGCGTTCCGTTTTGCTATCCCGTGCCGCAGTTCTTATACACTCAATCATGACTTTCCTCGCTTTCCCTGTACGGCTCCGGCAGTGGCATCCAAGCATTCACGAACAAATCGTATTCCACATAACTTTTCTCATCGTCCCCCGGATAAAATGCACCGTTTCCGTCCTTATCAGCTTCATATCTGCCAATGTCCGGCAATGTAAAATTTTTAAATGAAATCATGATATATTTATCATCCTCCGGCAGTCTCTCTGTTACCGGAATCCACCCACCAGTCTTTTCTTCCTCTGCCAGAATCCTGTTTACCTCTTCCTCTGAAATCACTTTCGTCAGCGGCGAATATCCGCAGGCTTCTGTTAATGATTCAGCTATCCGGCTTTTAATTCCACTCATTTCCATTCTGATCCTCGCTTTCTGCAAGTTTTGCATATTTCCAATCGCATACATATGCCGGTCTTTCAGCACTCCAAGATGTTGCACCCTGTTCCCATGCATACACTGATCCATTTTCGTATTTTGCAAAATATCTATGAATCCAAGCGTGTTCTTCAGTTTGTCTAACCAAAATCGGTGTATCAACTGGAACCTTGCTCCAATCAACCCGTGGTTCGACATATTCACTGTTCGCCCATTCGTTAACATTTTTTCTGCAATTAATATTACTGTTGAAATCACACTTGCTACATGATGCACCACTGCACTGTCTCGGCTTTCCATCGATTATAGCAATGCTATGTCCCTCACATGCAATATTTAAAATCTCTTCCGCGTATTTTTCTCTATTCAGCATCTTTCTTCTCCTTCCCGTACCGCAACTGATACGGCACTTCTCTGAATCTTTTCAACGCATCCTGGTCCGGGTGCTTTGTCGGCATTGACAAGTTATTATTCATTTTTCCGATAATTGCGCGGCGTTTCTTACCTTCTTTCCACATTTATATCTCCCCCTGTCTCTTTCCGATTCTGTTCACAAGCTGTTCTGACCTCGTATAAGCCTTATCCAACAGTTCTAAATATTCATCAAAGGAAATCTGTGCTTTTTCAGATAACTCCCTCGGATAACGCTCTAACAAAGCCTTAATGCACTGTTTCATGTCTCCAAAATATCCGATTGTTCGAACGCTTTCTTTTTCATTGCCGTCCTTATCCTGTCCGGCATATCTCTGTCTCAGGGTGTGATTCAGAGAATCAATCTCCACAAAATATCCATCCTGCAGTTCCACAACTAACTTGTCCATCAACCATTCCTCCTATATTTCATACGTCTTTCCGATAAAACGCTTGTCAATGTACTTACATTCCCATTCCAATACGCTTGCGATCCCCGTCATAGTTTCATATCCGGTAGCAAGGCAGTTAATCAAATATCTGATTCTCTCATAAACCTGTCTGATCTGATTTCCCGAAAATTTAAACTGTGTTTTAAGGCAGACACCCAACATAGCAAAATAATTAAATACCTGTGCCAGCAAAAACTTATTTGCCTGTATCATGCAGTTCGGTGCAATCTTTCTCTCTACCAGATAAAAACTCTCACGATACGGAATCTTATTTGTTTCCTCTCTCACGTCAATCTTGCATTTATCTTTCAGATAAAAACAAAGTTCCTCGCCTGTCGTTCCATCCTTTGCATTCTCCACATATGCATCAATGGTCTGCTCAACCTTTATGATTCTTTTGTGTCCGAATCCGAACTTATCATGCAGTGCCTGATATGCCATCATACGGACGTTATAATAGGATTCCTCTATCAGATAATCCGCATTGCTTTGTGCCTTGGCGTGTCTCTGTATTCCGATCAGTTCACTCTTGGAATATCCAAGTGGCTGCATCCGCTTTTTCTTTCTTGCCAGCGCATTACTCATTTGTTCTTCCATCTCCTCTCTACATCCTCAAAATGGCTAAATACAAGACTTTGAACATATTTTGATATATTTGTCCGTGCATATTTTTTAATTAGCATTTCCCCTGCTTCCATCATTCCCTGGAACCACTCATCTTCGTTATCAGCTTCATAAAACTGCTGCCGGAATTTATAATAGTCATTAAAAAACTGCCATTCTTCGGAACCTTTTTCAAATTTCTTACTTGCCATAATCATTCACCTTTTAATCAAATGGTGTGCTGCCACATACTTCTCGGAAACCGTCTTTCTGTCGCATCCGTGCTTGAATCTGTTCAATGGTTTCGGTTCGCTCGATGAATCTCATGTGATCGCCGTCAAATTGGAGAACTTCTTTTAAATGCGTTCCCTGCCTTTGTTTTTCAATTTTCCATCCCTTATATTTACCATCTTCATCAAGATTCCATAACAAGATAATGTTTGATGCATCCTGCTCAACGTCTCCAGATTCTCTCAATTCTGCCATGGTTGGCTCTTTTGTTTCTCTCATCTCCGATATTCGATTAAGCTGAGACAGTACGATAATTGGCACATGCAGTTCCCTAGCCAAGGCTTTGATAGCTTTTGAAATATCTCCGACCTCGGATGCACGGTTACCGAATCTTCGATCAGCCTTGATTAACTGCAAGTAGTCAATCACGATCACATCATATCTTTGGTGCCTGCATTCTGCCCGAATTTCACTTACCGACGTCGCGCCGGTTGAAATAGTGATGCTATACCCGAAAAGTGTTTCATTCGCCTTGTCGAATGCTTCTTTCTCCCCACCAAGAAAAGCCTTTGCCCGGCGAACCCTTGTTAGACCGATTTCAGACATTCGAGAAACGAAACGCTCATACACCTGTGATTCGTTCATTTCAAGGTTATAGTAGCCAATGTTGTAATCCTTTTCTGCCATCTGCCCGATCATTTGCGTAACGATTGCAGATTTTCCAACTCCCGGTCTTGCGCCAATTACAGTAACGTCTCCGCCTTCCAAGCCGCCAAGGCAATCATCTGTTCGATAAAATCCAGTTTTTATCAATCCCTCGCCTACATGCTCATTGAAATAATTCCCTTTATTTTCTGCAACAATCTGCTTCATAGTTTTTGAGTGAACGGTTTTGTTTTCTTGGATTTCTTCGAGTTTCGTGAGAACTTCAGCTATAGAATTGTCAATATCACACGGTCTAAGGCTCACTCCTTGAAAAATTTTTTTTGTTTCTCTTGCTCGCCAATCTTTAACAACTGCATCCGCATAACTTTTTATTGCCGTTGAGACTGGGGTGACAGAAATGCATTCTTTCAATTCGCTTGCAATTATTTCCGGCTCCCATTTGTGGTTTTCAAGTGTCTGAGACAGTGAAACGACATTAATGTTTTCTCCACGATCATACATGGCAAGCATTTCAGCAAAAGTATCTTGGCAAAATTCCGTACTAAACATTTCCGGCTTTAATTTGTTATAAACCTTGTACATGGAATCATTGTCAATCAATACACATCCGATCACTCCAATTTCTGCTTCCGTCAACTGCTCTCACCTCGCTTTCGTTTCTCAACTTGACGAATCCAGTAATCGCAATCCTCTTTCAGCCAATCACCATATTTCGGAATATAACGATAATTTGTATCATCCGGATTCTTCTCTATATAGTCAGTAACATATGCCACTGTAGCCTCATATATCAGCTTTGCAACGGCTTTCCTGTTCGGCTCGATAACTTCTAAAAGCTTGTCCATCCATGCTACCTTGGCAGACGTTAACGACGTTTTCTTTGGATATGCATTGATCGTGTATTCCCATCCCCATTCCGCGTCAAAGTCCAAATCAGATGCAGGCACGCTTTCTTTTGTATTTTCTTTCTCTATCTCTATATCTGTATCTATATCTTTCTCTATATCTATCTCTACATTGCAATTTTGTTGCAAAATGTTGCACTCCGTTGCTCCACTGTTGCATTGCAACGCTTTTTGTGCATTTTCCCTAGATTTACGACTTCTTCTGGTACTTGCAGTCTCACTTCCTAGGTTATCTTGCACAAATGGCAACTTGTACTCAATGGAATCTGATGTTTCAAGCAATCCGCAGGAAAGAAGATACTGAATCGTTACTTGAACATTGATTTCGTCCTCGTCAATATCAAGGGCGATCTCTTTGTAAAATTCATCTTCCAATCCGGAATATTCCAGATAGCCACCTTTTTTCAACGACAACAACTGCATCTTAAGATAGATGATCGTATATGTATCGCCACCAGCCATCTTTCGGAGTTTTTTGATTCGTTTGCTATCAAAGAAATCATCCATCAGTTTAAGCCAGTAATACCGCTTATTCTCCGCCATTTTCACTACCTCCAAGCAATTCAATAACCTTTGCCCCAGCATCTTCCGGGCGACAAAATACGAACTCAACGCCATACTTAAGTTGCATTGTCAACATAGCTTTTGCCAATACCTTGCCAGATGTCGGCTTTGTTTTCGGTAGCGATACATTCAGCAATTTTCCAAGTGTGTGCATATATGCAATATTGTTATACCGGTCCACTCGAGGATTATGCCATGTAAATACATCATTGACGGAATACACCTTGTCTGTATTTTCAATAAGCACATATAACTTAATTCCGTTGTTCTGCGCCAAAATACACTCGTCACGGAATCTCGGATGTGCTCTTCCACAGATGTTCCCAGCAATTTCCTGCATGTCCTTTTTCGTGTCAACGGAAACATCATATGTGCCAAGAAAATCCATCTTTTTAAGTTCCATTTTTCTAGCTGATTTTCTATGGATAACATCCGCCACCTTGTCTGTGGCAATTATGTAATCTCCAACCGGCAATGGTGCACGCAAGACTTCCATATCGTGGCTTTTGAAATATCTATTCTTAAGGATATGCAAGCCCTCTTTCTGTCCTTTATCCTCAATTATTAACACGTATTCTCCTTTCTGGCGGTCACTTTCAGCAACCGCCAAAGGTATCTCATGGCTTTCAATTTAGTTTTTTGTGATATATTAAATTCCTTGCCAAAACATCAGATACCGCATAAACTGGTTTCTTTTATGCTTTCACATTGGTGTTTCAACCTATCAAAACGGGCAAAGGTTCATATCAACCTCTAATCCTTTTTCTGCAATATAAACATTTGCTCCATATTTAACTGTTTCTTCTGTCTTTTGTTTAAATAGTGCGGGATCTCCGCTTTTATCTGATAAGTGTATTAGAACGACATTTCTCAATGCCGGGTTATCGTTAGTAGAAATAAATTTAAGTGCCGTATCAAGACTCATGTGACCTCGTAGGCGGTGTTCGTAGTTTGGCTCGTCCCGGTCTACAAACTGCATATCGTAATTGCTCTCAACCATAAAATGATTGACATTTTTGAATCGGTATTTGATGTACTCGGTATCAGATGCATACACCAAACTACCCATTTCTGGATGCGTAATGTAAAAGCCATAGCAAGGAACATCGTGTACTAATGGAAAAATTTTAATTCTGAATTTCCCCATAGAAACAAGATAATACTTCATTTTATCGGCATCATATTCGGGAATTCCTGTACCAAAGCAAGCCGAATTGATTCCTGCATTTTTATATTGCTCGAAATATTTATAATGGTCTCCATGTTCATGGCTGGAAATCATGCCGACTATCTTCATTACATTGAAATTCAAGGCTTTCTTGACTTCCATGAATGGCAACCCAGCTTCGATTATCAAGGCTTCGTTTTCATTCTCCAAAATATAGCAGTTGCCGGATGAACCGGAACCTAGGACTTTAAGCTTTATTTTCAATCACTCCCTTCGCTTTCTCGATAATCTCATCATCAAAATTCGCTAGAACTTTTCTGTAACTTTGCTTTTCAAATATTCCTCTCATTTTTCTTTCATTCGGATTATGACAAAAAACCTTGAAAAAATTATCAATATTGGATTGATGTTTAATTCGCTCAATCTCTGGAAGCCGTACCTCAAACTGTTCGTTACCAAAAACATCTACGCCCTGTTTGACAATGCAGTCCGTAATCTCGTAATCAATACGGTTCACAGCTTTTGGTTTTTCCAATATCCACATTTCCCTAGTAAATTCCGCATCCGGCACATATTTCTGAACTTCATCATTGCTCATGACCTTGTCAGCTTTCAGATAGTAACAATGAATGATTACCGGCAAGCCAAGCGATTTCATATTTCGTACCACCAACCCGGCTTGCGGTATTGCGTTCAAGGCTTCAATTATGCTTGGTGCTACGCATATCCGTTTAATCGTGTTGTTTTCGCCCTCGCACCGCTGTTTTGGAACTCTTGGAATAAACTCATCCACTAAGTCAAATGAAACGTGAACCATAGGCTACTCCAATTCTTCCTCTGCCGGAAACTGAAATACTTTCATGTAATTCTGACTTGCATATTTTTGATATTCTTTTCTAAGCATTTCCATGGCTTTCTTTGCCTTTTCTTCTGTGGAATATGTAGCTACAACGCCATGTGCAATTTCTGATGGTCTGGCAATGGTATCTCTTATCGCAACAATGGAATTATCTTTTGTAATTCCAAAGACAAAATTTTCATATGGAATATCAGTTCTACCGTCCTGTGATATAACTCTCATGGCAACCTCCTAATCTTTCATAAAGTCCGGTACGTTCTCGTCATTCTCAACGACTTCTCCGGCTACTTTCTCCGGCTCTGGTTCAACTACTTCGCTCCCGGTCTCAATAGCTTCGGATTCAGCTACAACAAATGGCTCTGAATTGGCATTTTCGGAAATATCACGCTTGACCTGTTCCTGCAAATCTTCCATCGGATATTCCTTGAAATCGTTGTCCTGCATTTCCTCTTTCGTATATAATCCCATTGTCAGCTCTGGGCAATTCAGACTGGAGAAGAAAGATGCGGCGCGATACCGAAGCATTAACTGCGGCATGGTTTTCCATTTGCTACCGTTCTTGCCAAGCCAACCCTCATCTTTTGCCATATCCATATTTACTTCCATGCCCTCAACCCTGCGACCATTTTTCATAGTCCAAGCCGTGCATGAGAATGGCTTGCCGTTCTTGTCCTTTGCTTCGTCAAACTGCAATTCCATATCAAATTTTTCGGAGTTATTGATTGCGGCAATCAGAAATTTACTGCTCCAACTCGGTCTGCCCTGAATAACATACAGATTCTGCATGACCATAAGTGGACTAACTCTTAACCGCTGTGCCTGTTCAATGGCAATCAGACAGTTCGCCTCGTTCTTCTGGAATGTCTGCGGAACGATTGTTGAACTTGCCAGTGCCTTTGCCATCTGCATTGCCATGATGAAATTATCTGATGTTCCGAAAATTCCAAGACTGTAATCTGTAACTTTGTTGCTGTGCGCAACCTCTTTCTTTTCCTCTGCTACTGCTACTTCCTGTTTTTTTGTTTCTGCCATAACTATTTTTCCTCGCTTTCCTCATATTTCTTCACAACCGCCACTTTATCAGCACCGTAGGTTGCCACCCACTTCATATCCACGGTTTCATCCGTAACTTTCAGCTTTGCGCCTTTGGCATTTAAAACCGTGTCGCCGGCTTTTACATCGTCTGATGTAGCAAATATATATGACCGGCTCTGGTTTGGATATTTTGCTTTTATGTAATTCATTCTGATACCTCCGCAATCTCTCCATTTTCAATCGTATACCAAGTATCCGGCTTGATATCGTCACCGTTTACCTGCACCATCTTTGCACCGTTAAGAACCCATGCACTCTGGTTATTTCTGTCATATTCCGGATTATCTTTTGAGCCAGTGTATTCCCAGTCTGCAAAAACAAGAAATGCCCCAAGAACGCCCTTGGCTTTTGATTTGTAACCCCAAGCAACAGCTACTACATCCTTGTCTTCTGCCGAGGATGCTCCACAGTATCCGGTTGCCGAGGATGCTCCACAGGTGCCGGTTGCCGAGGATGCTCCATAGGTGCCGGTTGCCGAGGATGCTCCCTTGTATCCGGTTGCCGAGGATGCTCCCTTGTATCCGGTTGCCGAGGATGCTCCATAG